TCATGGAAGCGCCTTCACTGGAAGAGAAGCAGGCTGTGATGAAGTCGATGTGGTCTGATGAGCAAATGCGGGTAATGAATGGCGTAGCTCAACAGGCGGCTTTTGCTGATTTGGATGCTGACATGCAGGCGTCTTACATAGAGCAAGGTTCTGGTGAAGGTGCTCAGATTCGTCGTCTGGAAGATGGCATGTTTGAGGTGACGACTCCTGACGGTGAGTTATTGGATAACACAAGCAGTCCTGATGCGGCTTTGGAGTTGGCGCGTGATTGGAATGCTGCCGATCAACTGAACGAGACTGCGGCCATTGAAGACATGATTGGTTATGTCGAGAGCTTCCAAGAAGCAGGGCAGTCGATTGAGCTGATGGACAAGTCAAAGACGCTTCAGGATCGCGTTGATGCGGGTGACTTCACGCAAGAAGAGGCTGATGGGATTGTGCAGCTTTACACGGAAATGGGGCGGCTGAATGAAGGGGCAACGCCTGGCTCTGTTTTGATTACGGGTGAGAATGAAGTGACCAAGTATGATGCGCGTCGGCGTATCGTGTCGGACGTTTCACGCATCTATGACGGTGCAAGTCCGCTGACTGTGGTGGAAGAGCACGCTGAGGGTTATCTGAAGCGGCGTCTGGCTGATGGTTCTGTGACGCTTGAAGACATTGTGCGGTGGCGTAAGAGCACGGGGAGCACTGTAACGGATGCTTCAGAGCGTGCGCTGATTGAGTGGTTTAGTGAGCAGTCACAAGCCTATCTGGTGGGCAAGTCGAACGCTGAAGCGTTGCCTGCTACCTTTCGCCAATTCCTGAGCAAGCTGCGGAAGTATCTCGGTAAGATTCTTGATCTGTCTGTTCGGCTGATGGATCTGGAAGCGTCTGGCAAGATGGATGGCAACTTTAAGACTCACCTGGCGCGGTCGGTGGGGCTGGATCAAGCTCACATTGATGCTCAAATGCGGGCTGAAGAGGTGGGGCAAATGGATGGGCGTGGCACTGAGCTTATGGGGTGGCTGAAGGGCAAGCTGCCGCATCCTGATACGGCAAAGGCTAACGGTGAGCAACTGGCGGGTGAGCTGGCTACGGTGTGGGAGGGATTTAAGTCACCACAAGCGGCGCGTGCGTTCTTTGCGCCAAAGGGTGTTTACACGCCACTGGATCAACTGGCTGGCATGGCACGGGATGACGGGTTTCCTTTCGAGACGGCTGATGATCTGTTGAAAGCCATTGATTCGTCACTGCGCGGCGAAGAGGTGTTTGCTGATGCTGGCACTGGTGCGACGTTCAGCCTGAGCGATTCACGGGCAAAGCCTGAAGACGCAAGCAACGTCACGGTGCTGCCTGATGGTGCGCAACTGGTCGGGCCTACTACGTTCAGCTTAACAGCCTATCATGGCACTCCTCACAAGGTGGACAAGTTCAGCATGGACAAGATCGGAACGGGCGAGGGTGCGCAGGCTTACGGCTGGGGGCTTTACTTCGCGGAGAATAAAGCGGTGGGCGAAGAATATAGGAGGAGTCTATCAGACAACATGCTTTCGCGTGATGTTCTAAAGGAGTATTTTAAGGAAGGGGCTATCATACCGTCATATGGCGGCATGGATCGCGTTGTTAAATTAAATCTCGGTGTAGATGTCGCTAATTGGAGTGTGGACGTTCAAGCGGTTGTGCCTGACGGAAAAGGGGGGTGGAAAAAGGAAAGTGATTATGGCACTGGAATCCGTAACCATAGCACTTATCCAAGTCCCAAAAATTTAGATAAGTTGGGAATAAAGAGGGGCAACCTGTATACCGTAGAGCTACTACCAGACGCCGATGACTTCCTTGACTGGGACAAGCCACTGAGAGAGCAAAGCGATAAGGTTAAGGAGGCTTTGGCTAAGGTGGACAACCGGCTAGTTAAGGCTTTGGCTGAAGTTGCTGCTGGTGGTCGTCCTAGGGACGTAGCGGTAAGCCATGGGGTTAACGTGATAGACCTTTACCTAGGTTCTGGCGGTGCAATGGTGCAAACGCTAGGTGGTGACGCTGCGGCATCTAAGACGCTGGCGGCTGCTGGCATTCCAGGAATCCGCTACTTAGACGGAGCAAGCCGTGGCAAGGGTGGCACGTCCAACTACGTCATCTTTGACGAGTCGCTTGTGAAGATCATCGAAGAGAACGGCAAGAAGGTGGAGCAAGCGGGGGCTACGTTCTCGCCGGCTGACATCAGCGCGAAGTGGGAAGCGCGTGGCATCAAAAACCAAGTGAGCGAAAAGGGCGGGGTAATTACTCTGTCTTCAATTCGCGTGTCTGACACTGAGCAGGCCCAGGGTCTTGGCACGGCAGCAATGAAGGAGTTGACGGCCTACGCCGACAAAAGCGGGCAAATGATCGCGCTAACACCTTCAGTTGATTTTGGGGCGTCTTCGGTTGGACGGTTGCGAGACTTTTACAAGCGATTTGGCTTCGTGGAAAACAAGGGCAGGAACAAAGACTTCCGAGTCAGGGAGACGATGATTCGTGAAGCCAAGAAGGGCGGGAAAGCTGACATCACAATGGGCATGGAGTCGCTTGACCGTGCAAATGAGATTAAGGCAGTGATGCGGAAGCATAAGATTGCTGCGCGTGTGGCTGCTGCGGATCACCAAGGGGAAGCGTTCTCACCTGAAATGCGTAAGGCTATGGAAGACCGGCTTTATCGCGTGGTTCCCAATAAGGAAACGGTGGCTGAAGCGTTAAAGGTGGTAACGGAGAAGGGTGTTGGTAATGCGTTGGAGCTTGTTCTGTCACGAACCAGTACGCTCACGCCCAACGTGCAGGTTGCTCTTGGAATGGCACTGATGGAGCATTTCAATGCCAAGAAGCAGTTTGAGAAGGCGATTGAAGTAGGTGAGCGAGTGAATGAGTTGGGCACTGAGTTGGGGCGTGGTGTTCAGGCGTTCAGTCTGTTGGGCAACGTGCTCGATACTCCTGAAAAGGCTCAAATCTTCCTGTCTAATAAGCTGAAGAGCTTGGAAGCGGCTTTGCGTGAGCGTAAGCCGGTCATTGACGCATCCAAAGAGGTGTTGGCTAACGTGCAGGAAGAGGCGTTGAAGCTTTTGGAGAAATGGCTTGATGAGATTAACGGGGTTTCTGGTAAGCCGATGGCTTCACGGAAGGCTGTTAGAACTGAGGATTTGCCTGATATTACCTTCGCACTGAGCCAAGACGTGCGGAAGTCAGGCATTGTGTCGGTTGTGGCTCGTATGCTCAAGGAATCGGGTGCTGCGGAGACGCGGAAGGCACTGGTTGAGAAGTACGGCGACAAGGTTGCTCCTCATGTGGCTGACATTCTCATTGAGGCACAAAAGCAACTGACGGCAAAGGCTGCGGCTAAGAAGGCGAAGCCAAAGGTGGATAAGCCTGGCGCTGCTGCTGAGGATAAAGGCAAAGATCGCAGTGGGCCACGGATGAGCGAAGAGGAGATTGATAACGCACTGGCTGAGATTCACGCCACGGGGCGCAAGGTAGGCTTCCAAGATCAAATGGTTGCCATTGAAGAGCATTTCCAAGGTAAGCGTATGACTGATGCTCAGATTGAGGACACGCTTGCGCTAGGGCGTGCAATGGGCATCGGTGGCACTACTACCACGCTGGAAGGGTTTGATGACCTGGTTAAGCGGTTTGAGGATGAGGTAATCAACCGGCTGAAGGTGAAAGGTCATGATGCGCCAAAGTCGCTGCGTGATGCCGTGCGGAAGCTGTTTGAAACCAAGGGCGTCAAGTTTACCCGTGAGGACATTGCGCGGGTGTTCGCTGAGAAGTTCAAAGTGCCAAAGGCAACGGAGACGCAAAATAAGCGCCTAGTGGAGTTGGCTGAGAACATTCGGAGCACGCCTGAGTTTTCGACTGCTCGGACTGATGCAACGGTGGAGCTGATGAACCACGTCAATGAAATCCTGAAGCCGGTTGATTGGGTGGATATTGGTTGGTCACTTTGGTATGCCAACGTGTTGAGCGGGTATAACACCCATTTCCGCAATCTTTACGCGAATACCTTAGAGCAAATGGTTTCGCTTCCATTGGAAGCAATGCGGGCGAATCCAGTTAAGACGCTGCAACTGATGCGTGAAATGCTTTACGGGGTGAAGGCTGGGGCGTCTATCGGCCTAGCTGAAGCCAAGAATCAGTTGAAGACGGGTGAAGCGTCGGTGTTGCAAACTGAGTCGAACAAGTTTGGCAGTTCCGGCACGTTGGAGCGGGTTGACTTCGCTGGTGGGCAGGCAAATCCGTTCAACTGGCTGAAGGTAGTTGGTCGTGCTCTGCGTGCGGAAGATTTGTTTGCCTACGCAACGGCTCAGGAAGCCAAGGCGCGCATGGTTGCGTGGGAAATGGCTGACGCAAAGGGGCTGATTGGTGCGGAGCGTCAAGCTGAGGTTGAAAAGCTCTTAAACGCCACGGATGAGCAGATTGGTGACTTCGCTGAACGGGCTGCGCGTGAGTGGGATGGTCTGAGCGATGAGCTGAAGGCCAAGGGCAATCGTGAACAGTGGGAAGCGCGACGGGTGAAAGAGCTGCGTCTGTTGGAGCGTGATGGTGCTCTGATTGAGCGGGCGAGTGAGTTTGCGGCGCGTGCTACGTTCAATTACAAGCCTGATGGGTTTGTTGGGCTTATGGCGAACAGCTTGATTGATGTAATGAATGGGCTTGGTCGTGCTGATACGACTGGACAAGCTGAGGTTGTGCAAAAGGCACTGATGACGGCTCCTAAGTTGGTGGTGCCGTTTGTTCGGATTGTCGCCAATGTGCTTAATCGTGGCATTGATTACACGGGCATGGGCATTGCACGGTCTGCTTTTGAAACTAAGCGAGTTGGGGCGGCTGCTGGTAAGAATGGGTTTGTTGCCAAGTCAGCCGATGAGCGGGCAATGGAGTTGAAGCGGGGCATTTTCGGCATTGTTGCCTTGGGTGTGCTGTCCAGCCTGGCGAATCCTGACGATCCTGAGGCAGAGATTCAGATTCACGGCTCTGGTGCTGGCTCACGCGAGAAGAACCAGGCGCTTAACGGGCCGCGGTGGATGCCTTATTCAATCGAGTTCAGGGGCAAAGAAGGGTCTAAGTTTTACACCTTCCAATACAGCCCTTTGCTCATGGGGCTGGCCTTGGTTGGTAATTACCACGATGCGAAGCGTTATCGTAAGCTCGATGAAAAGGATTTGACTGAGCGCCTGGCGGTGGCGGCTGCTGGTGTTGGTTCGGTGCTGCTCGATCAGTCGTTTCTTTCCAATGCTGCCGATCTTGTGAACATGTTTGGACGTGATGGGCAGGTGTCCCAAAATGCGCTTTATTCGTTCATGGGTCGCACCTTCAATCCTTCCACGGTAGCGATTCCGTTTTCGTCACTGCTGCGTCAATTGGAGCGTGACTTTGATCCAGTGCAGCGGAGTAAACCGGACATCAAAGCGGCGTTGTTCTCCAATGTGCCGGTTGCAGCACGGGCGAATGATCCAGCGTTGGACATTCTTGGGGATGCGATTGCGAACAGGCCGTTTGACTGGTTGGCGCGTGCGTCTGTCGATGGCACTCCTGAAGCGCGGATTTACCGTGCGTTTGGGGCTAAAGACCTGGTTCCTACGTCTGTCTGGTCTTACAAAGGCAAGATGGAGCCGGAACAGTTCTACCAATTCACCAAGGAGCGCGGTGCGTTGTTGAAGGAGTCGCTGATGCGCAATGATGCGGCGTTCCTGAAGTTAATCGAATCTTCCAACGAAGAAGTTGCTGCGAAGATTCTCGAAAACCTTTCTCGTTCGGCTACGCAAATGGCGCGAGTTCGGGTCGGCTATTTCCCTGAAGTTAAAACCAAAACCAAATAAAGATTATGTCCGTAACAAATGAAACGTATCGCGTGCAGGCCACGCTTGCCACTGCCATTCAAGCAATTCCCGTCACGTTCTACTTCTTGGAACAAGACGATTTGATCGTTTACCAAACGGTTGCAGGGGTGGATACGCTGATGGCGCTGAACACTAATTACACCTTAACGGGTGAGGGCGTGGAAGCAGGGGGTACGCTGACCACCATTGGCGGAACTGTGGGGGCTGTTTGGACTATCGCACGGGCGGATGCACTCACCCAGTCGGAAGAGTTCATTTACAGCGGTTCTTTGGCACCTTCTGCGGTTGAGCGTGGTTATGACCGGCTGGCGATGCAGATTCAGCGCATTTACAGCATGGCGGCACGTTCGATTCGCTTACCTGTGACCAATGCGGAAGGTGGAGAGCTGGCATTGAATGACCGCAAGGGCACCATCTTGGGGTTTGATGCGAGCACTGGCGCGGTGGAGTTCACCACTAAGCAAAGTCTTTTAGACGATGCGGCTGCTGCTGCTGAGGCGGCTGCTCAGCCTTTGGTGGATGCTGCTGAAGCGGCTAAAACTGCGGCTGAGCTGGCTGAAACCAATGCCGAGACTGCTGAAGCTAATGCGGTTGCTGCGGCTGGCACGGCTGCGGATGACGCTGCTGCTGCGGTGGTGGTGAGCTTGACTGCTGCTGTTCAGGTCTTGACTGACACTGCCACGCTTCAGGCTGGTTTGTCTGCTGATAGTGCAGCGGATTCAGAGCTTGCCAAGGAAGCTGCGCAAGTGGCTCAGGTTGCTGCGGAGTTAGCTGAAACTAACGCTGAAACTGCTGAAGCCAATGCAGAGCAAGCGGTGATTGATGCTGCTGCACAGTTGGCGTTGGCTACCACGCAAGCGAACAATGCTGCGGGTTCTGCGTCATCTGCCAGTGCGTCGGCTGCTTCTGCCGACGCCAGCGCCACGGCTGCGCTCAACGCCATCAGCCAAGCCTACAAAGGCGAGCTGGCGGGCGCGAGCGTCCCCGCCACCAGCACGACCAACGGCGACACCTACCGCATCACCTCGGCAGGCACGAGCCAGGGCAAGACGTGGGTGGTTGGTGACGCCGCGATCTACAACGGAAGCTCGGGCCAATGGACGCAGCTCACGGGCTTTTACATTTACGCCGACGCCGCCGACATCGCCAGCAAAGCGGCGCTGATCGAGCGCGAGGGCCTGCGGTTCGACGGCACGGCGGGCGCGGTGATTGGTGGCGGCGGGATTCCGGCTGTGGGGACTGGGGATTTTACGGTCTGGTTTATGATAAATCCCGGTGCTGCCTTCATACCACGATTTTTATTTGGAGCTTCTGGGGCGTTTGGGTTGCAGGCATTAAACGTTAGCGGCGGGCTTGAAGTTGTGAAAGTCGGCATTGCTAATATTGGTTCATCTTCAATCGTGTTTAGTGCGGGCCTACCTACCATAATTCACTATGTTAGAAGCGCAGGGGTCGGCTCTTTTTACCGTAACGGATCATTTGTTGATTCGATTACAGATACCACGAACTACACTGCTAGTTCCACGTTCATAAATTCAGAAATTGATGGAGTTTCAAATGCCAGCGCCAACACGTATGCTCATTTTGGGCACGCCAACTACGCCCTAACCCAGTCCGAAATCACGGCCCTAATCGGTCGCGGTCTGGTCACGCTGCCGGAGCAACGCGGCGGGAGTATGGTGAGCCTAATCCCATCTGGCAACGGCGCATCACTTGGAGCAACCGACGCTAATAACCTCACCAATTGGAGCGCATATTTAGCAACTGGAAGCGTTGGTTCAGGAACGCGAACGGGTGGCGCTGGATCGTATTATGCGAGGTTCACCCGAGCGGGAATTGATTTTAATGCGTGGTATAATCCGGCCAAAATAGTTTCAGTTAATCAAAAATACCTGATTCGCTTTTGGGCTAGGGCATCGGTATCAGGAAATATAAATTTTCAGATGCGATCAGGCGGAGCAGGTAGCAGTACTAGCGCCGCTTTTGCCTTAACTACCGCATGGTCACAATTTAGCTACACTTGTGTAGTTACCGCAAATACTACGATTGATCGCCTATCATTTGATATGGCGGGCATTGGTATCAACGGGGACTATTTTGATATAGACGATTTTGAAGTAATCCCCCTCGGCACGCTATTCGAGCAGGACAGCGGCCAGCGCAACGGCGGCTACATGATCCGCGACACCTCAGGCAACGGTCGCCACCTCGAACTACCCGAAACAGGCGTCTCGATTAACGACCCCGCCGACACGGGATTTATCGAGTACACCCGCACCACGGACGGCTATCTCCTCGGCGACCGCCGCGTGATCCCATCCACTGGCTACCTAGTCGAAGTCGTCGCCACCGGCAACGGCACCGTGACCCTTGGCGAATCCGCAGGCACGCCCGCCAACGTGTGCGCCTCGGTCACGCTCACCAGCACGCCGCAGATTCTTCCCATCCTAGTGACCCAAACGAGCACGGGTAAGCTCTACTGCGACCTCGGCACCGCCACCACCGCCACCTTCAAGATCCGCCTCCGCGCCGTTTAATCCCATGCCACTTAATCCCGAGCCCATCCCATCGCGCTTTCCCTTGGTGCTTACCCGCACCAACGACGAAGCTGCCACGCCCATCCTCACCGCCACCGCCTGCTATCCCGAGGACGGCCCACTCGGCTCTGTCACCTTCGACACGCCGACCGACAAGGCACGCGGCGCGCTGTTTCTCGTTTCGCAAAACGGCAATGACCCCGAGGCGATCCCCGAGGCTAACCTGCTCGCGGCGATCAACGCCATCCTGTGAAGCTTGCGCTCATCATCTGCATCGCCTTCTCGCCGTGAAAATCGCAGCACTTTTAGTCGCCCTTCTAATCTCCGCAGGCTGCACTAGCCAACGGTCAATCAGCGTTCCGCGCGTTCCCGATTGGATTCCCGCGAAGGCCGTCACGGTTTCCGAGGTGATCGCCAGATCCAGACAACTCGTGCACGTGTCCCCTCAGCTTAGCGACGGGGCATTCACCACAGTTAGCCGCGAGTGGCTTGACCTTGCTTTGCCTTGGTCGTGGGAGTTTGCCATTGCCACCGGCCTTGCCTACGTGCCCGAGTCATTTGACTGCGACAAATTCGCCAAAGCATTCTCTCTATCCGCTGAAATCTCCGCAGCTCGCGCAGGCGTAAAAGCGCAGCCGCTCGTCGCGCGAATTTACGTCATGCAGGTAAAAGCATGGGGCGGCATACCGATTGGCGGGGCCCACGCGCTCATCGCCGTAGCAACCGATGCCGGGGTAATTATTGTCGAACCACAAACAAGGGCCACCATTTCGCTAGACGAGTATCCAAATCGCGACCACATTTTCGCGGTCAAAATTGGCGGGTAAATTATTTGTAAATGTCGAACGACACAAAAAACTCAATCGCATGGTGGATCGACACCGTGTGGAAACTCTCAGTTCCGCTCGGCATCGTTGCTGTGTTTTACTTAAAGGCGACGTTCGCCACCGGCGAAGACGTGCGGGCGCTCTCTGACCGGATCACGAAATCAGAGACCGCTATTCTCTTGCTCACCGAAAAGCAGAAGGACGACATCCGTCAGGATGATCTCATTAAGGACCACGAGATCCGGCTCAGAAACCTTGAGCGCGGGGTGCGTTAATTTTCATCATCATGAACATGTCCAGCGCATACTTCCCGCGCCCGCTCAATATGCGCGTGCATCCAGACAAGCCGCGCGTTGCTATTCTAATGACCCCCTTCACGTTTAAGTCTCCGTCGCTGGGGATCATTCGCGTGGAGGCGGGGTTTGATACCGACTACGCCAGCGTACCCCGCGTCTTTTGGGCAATTTATCCGCCCGACGGCGAATATCGCGCCGCCGCTGTGATCCACGACTTTCTCTATTGGGCGCAGTCCTACACGGAGGGACACCCTCCAATCGTTCGCGAGCAGGCTGACACCGTTTTTCTTGAGGCGCTTTACGCCTGTGGTGTTCCTTGGCTGCGGCGTCACATTCTCCATAAGTCTGTTCGCTTGGGCGGCTGGGTAGCGTGGAACAAACGCGCCAAGGAAATAGCCGCCGAGCGCAACACCACTTCGCAACCACAACAAGAGACCAACGCATGAAACGCATCGCCACAACCATTGCCATCATCCCCGCCGTGCTGGCCTTTACCGGCTGCGCTACCTCCGAAAAACTCGACCTGCCCAACATCACCGCCAAGGAGGTTTGGGTGAGCCATCAGAACCCGCTTTTCAACGTCAACCTGCAGGCCGATAACCTAGTTGACCACGGCGACCGCGTCACCGCCGACCGCATCACCTACGAGCGCGGTGGTCGCATCACCTCGACCACGATCCGCGTTGAGGGTTATCGCCGCAACAAACAACCCGCCGAGGCCGCGCAGGCCGTTTCCGCTCCCGCGCAGATCGCCACGCCTCCCCCTTTTACCAAATGAATCCCATCCTTAATCTCAACGCCACCTTCACCGGGGCAGTCGTAACGACCTTCGCCAGCGCTGAGCCCCCGGGCTGGCGACTCCTCAACGGCAGCACCATCGGCAGCGCCAGCTCTGGCGCCACCTACGCAAACGCAGCGGCAAAGAACCTCTTCACGTTCCTCTGGACGAACCTGTCCAACACCGTTGCTCCGGTGAGTTCCGGCCGTGGTGCCTCGGCCGCCGCCGACTGGACGGCCAACAAAACCCTCACGCTGCCCGACGCACGCGGGCGCTCGATCATCGGCGTAGGCACCGGCCTCGCGGTTGAAACGGTCACCAGCCAGACCGCCGCATCAAACGCCATTCCCGTCGCGTCCAACATCGCCAAATGGAACACCGGCATGCAGGTCACCGTGTCCGGCGCCTCGGGCTTTAGCGGCCTGACCAACGGCACCTGGTTCATCTTTCGGCAGGACGCCACCAGCGTGAAGTTTGCGAGCACATTGGCGAACGCGCAGAACGCGGCCGTTGCGACGATCACCGGCACCGGCTCTTGCGTTATCACTCACACCCTCGCGGCTCGCAAACTCGGGGAATTTGGCGGCGAGGAGAATCACGCGATGAGTGCGTCGGAAATGCTCGCGCATAACCACGGCATCCTGAGTGCCGGTAGCGATACCGTGACGGATACACATTATGTAACCGGCAACGGCGGGACCACAAACACCCGCACCGACCTAAATACCGCCACTGGCGGCAACGTGCCGATGAACAACATGCAGCCGTTCCTCGCGCTCAACTACGTCATCAAGCTCTAACTCAGTCAAGGAAAGCGCGGCGCAGGAAAGACCCGCACAAGACCTGCGCCGCTGCCTGACTTAACCTAACCACAAACCAACCGGAATCCACTATGCCCGAAACATTCCTACACGGCGTCGAAGTTGTCGAGATCACCGACGGTCCTCGCCCCATCCAAACTGTTCGCAGCTCCATCATCGGCATCGTGGGAACCGCCCCCGACGCTCAGGCTGGCGTCGCTGCCACCCTGACCCTCGGCACCAGCACGGCCTCGCTGGCATTTACCGCCGTCGCCGCAGACGCCACGGGCAACGATGTCTCCATTGCGATCATCAAGCCCGCGACGAATAACGCGACCCTTGCCGTGACCGTCACTGGTAAGGCGGTCACGATCTCGCTCGCCACCAACGGCAGCGCCGTCGCTACCTCGACAGCCGCGCAGGTCAAGACCGCCTACGACCTCGTCGCCGGCGCAGTTGCCCTTGCTACTGTTGCCACCTCGGGCGGCGGTGCTGGCACCGTTGCCACCTCGGTTGAGAAGTTCCTCACCGGTGGCCTTGATGCTGCGTTCCCGCTCAACACCCCGGTCCTCGTCACCCCCGGCGACGGCCAGGTGAACCGCCTCGGCGAATCCGGCACCCTGTACCGCGCCATCGACAATATCTGGAAGCAGGCCGGCGCCGTGCTCGTTGTCGTCCGCGTCGCGCAGGTCACCTCCGACACCAGCGCTGGCACCATCTCCAACGTAGCCGGCGACTCTATCACCCGCACCGGTGTGTTTGCCTTGCTCAACGCCGAGTCCACCGTTGGTTTTGCGGCTCGCATCTTGATCGCCCCGGGCTTCACCCAGGAGACCGCGGTCCTCACCAACTACATTTCGGTCGCGAACTCGATCAAGGGATTCATTTTTGCCGACGGTCCGAACAGCACCGATGCCGCTGCGATCGCCTACGGTGGCGGCTTCGGCAGTCGCCGCGTCAAGCTCGTTGACCCGCGCGTGAAGGTGCTCCGTGGCACCGACATCGTGGTTGAGCCCGCTTCGTCCTTCTTTGCTGGCATTCAGGCGCAGATCGACAACACGCTCGGCTTCTGGTGGTCCGAGTCCAATAAGGAAATCCTCGGCATCGTCGGCCTTGCCCGCCCGATCGACTTCGTGCTCGGCGATTCCAACAGTCGCGCCAACCTGCTCAACGAACAGAACGTCGCGACCATCATCCGTTACGACGGGTATCGCACCTGGGGCAATCGCACCCTGTCCTCGGATTCGAAGTGGGCCTTCGCCTCCGTGGTCCGCACCGCTGACATCCTCAACGAGTCGATCCTGCGCGCTCACATGTGGGCCGTGGATCGCAACATCACCAAGACCTACTTGGAGGATGTCACCGAGTCCGTGAACGCCTACATGCGCAGCCTGATCGCCCAGGGCGCGCTTATCGGCGAACAGGACGTTTCCAAGAAGGTCAACGTCTGCTACCCGGACCCCGACCTCAACAGCCCGGCGAACATTTCGGCCGGCAAGGTCTATTTCAATTTCGTGTTCACCACGCCTTACCCGGCCGAGCGGGTGACCTTCAGCAGCGAACTCAACACCAACGGCCTCGTCGACCTCCTCTCCTAAATCTAAAGCACCATGAGCGCCGCACGCGACATCCTCAAAAACTTCAATATCTTCGTCGATGGCCGGGGCTACGCCGGCAACATCGACAGCATCCAGCTCCCTGCGCTCAACGTGCAGGAAGAAGACTTCCGCGCCGGCGGCATGGACGCCTCGATCGGCCTGGACATGGGCATGGAAAAGCTGGAGCTTTCCTTTGTCCTCTCCAAGTACGACCGCGACGCCCTCGCGCAGTGGGGCCTTGGCAATGCCGAGACCGCCGTCACTCTGCGCGGCGCCCTTGAGTCGCGCGACGGCACCGTCACCGCGGTTGTCGTCAACGCCCGGGGTAACTTCAAGGGCGTCGAGTTCGGCGAGTGGGCCCCCGGCTCCAAGTCGTCCATCACGTTCAACGCCACGCTGACGTATTACAAGTACACCCAGGGCGGCACCGTGGTGCACGAGATCGACGTCATCAACATGATCCGCCGCATCGGTGGCGTTGATCGCCTCGCCGCTCAGCGCGCCGCCATCGGCCTGTAACGCGCAGGCATCGCCGCACTCGTCGTCACTACCTGCATATAAACCGAAATGTCCTCGCTCACCACCATCAAACTCGATCACCCTGTAAAGGTCGCCGGCGTTGAAGTCGCTGAACTTCGTTTTCGCCGCGCGTCCGTGCGTGACATCAAGATCGCCCGGGCCGGCGGAAAAGCCGATGACTTCGATCTGGCCGTGACCCTTGCCGCCAACCTAGCCGAGATCACCCCCGACGATGTGCTCAACCTCGATGTCGCCGACTTCAAGAAGGTGGAGGTCCTGATCGCTGGTTTTTTGGGGTCGTCCAAGGACTGAGCTTAGACGACCTGCGTCGGGCTGAGATTCAACTCGCGTCACACACCGGCTGGGGGTGGCGCGAGATTCAAGACATGGGGTTCGATGAGTTTCATGCGTACCTGAAAATCCTAGCCGAAGAAGTAAAGCCCTCTCACCATGGCCGATAAAAAGTTCAGCGCAGTCATCTCAATCGGCGCCGAACTCGGCGCGAGTTTCCGCGCGACCTTTGGCGGGCTCGACTCGCGTATTAAGTCGGTGGGCGCTTCCCTGCGCGGGCTGAACGACCAGCAGAAGGGGATTACCGGCTACGCGAAGGCGCTTGAGGCGGTCAACAAAGCCCGCGTGGCCGTGGTGGATGCGGCCAAGACCGGCGATCGCACTCAGTACGACAAGGCCCGGGCCGCGCTGACAAAGCAGACCGTAGCGCTTGATAAGCACCGCGAGTTTATGCGCGCCGCCGGCATTGACACGTCCAACCTATCGGGGGAAATGGAGCGGCTGGGCCGCGAAGGCGCGCAGGCTACCGCTCGCCTCAGCGCGCTCGGCAAACTCAAGGGCGCGACGGCCGAGCTCGGCGCGTCATTCAGGAAGCTGCGTGAGGACGCCGCCGCCGCCGGCATTGCCGTTGCAGCGGTCGGATACTCGGCGTGGCGGGTTATCGCGGGCTTCGCGAACATGGCTGACGAGGCCAGCGAGACCGGCTCCGCTCTTGGCCTGACCGCTCAGGAATTGCTCGGGCTGCGCTACGCCGGCGAGCGCGTGGGCATCGAGGCGGGCAAGATGGACGCCGCCCTCAACAAGCTCAACCAGCAGCTCGCCGACGCCCAGAACGGCAGCAAGGAAGCCTCGAAGTCTTTTGACGAGCTCGGCCTTGACGCCGAAATGCTCGCATCTATCCCGGCATCCGAGCGCATGAACTTGCTCGCAGACGCTTTCCGCAATGTGCGCGACCCGCTCGATCGCACGCGCCTTGCAACGGACCTGTTCGGCGCCAAGGCTTACAAAATGGCGAATGTCCTAGGGCTCGGCGCCGAGGGCCTGCGCGAATTGCGCAAGGAGGCCAAGGACACCGGATACATTCCGAGCGAAGAACTGATAAAACGCGCGGAGCAATTCGACTCCTCGTTCGGCGCCTTTAAGGGCACGCTCATCGGTATTCGAAACGAGATCGGCGGCGCGCTCCTGCCCATCGTGAATCGTTTCCTGACCTTCGCGACCGAGCACTCCCTGTTGCTCAAGGCTGCGGTGGCTGGGTTCGCCTTGGTTATGGGCGGCGTCGCTGTCGTAGCGGTAGCCCGGCTAGGCCTCACGGCCGTCACCACCGTAAAGCAGGTCGGCGCCCTTATCACCGCGATGCGCACCCTCGGCGCGCTGGAAATGGTAGGCAGCGCTGGCGGGCTCGGCTCGCTGGTCGCCATGCTGAAGAACGCCGTGCCGTGGATCACCGGCCTGGCAGGCACATGGCTGCCCGCGCTGGCGACCTCAATCAAAGCAGTCGGCCTTGCATTCGCGATCGCGTTCGGGGCTACGCCTATCGGCTGGATCGTCGCAATCGGCGCCGCTATCGTCGGGCTCGGCATCCTTATCTACAAGTCATGGCAGCCCATCAAAACTTTTCTGGGCGGGATGTGGACCGGATTTACAGAGGGCTTACGCGAGGCTTTAGGCGGCATCATGACCGAGCTGCGCCCGATCGGCGAAGCGCTTGCAGTCGTATTCTCTCCGCTTCTTTGGGCGCTCGGCAAGCTGCGCGATGCTTTCACTTGGCTGATCTCTCCGTTTAAGCAGACTAATGAGCAAATGCAGGCGACGGCCGGAATCGGGCGCACGCTTGGCCGGGTACTCGCCGACACCGTGCTGGCCCCAATTAACCTCATTGCCGGCGCGCTGCGCATGGTCCGCGTAGGGCTCGCCGCCGTTGGCATTGGCAGCAAGCCGGCCGCCAGTGAAGGCGGTGGGGATTACGCTACCTCCGGCGCCGCGCTGCCTTCGCCGTCGACGCGATTGCCTTCCGTGCCGGTCGCCGCGGCATCCCGCAATTCATCGTCGGCTACCACCAACAACAGCATTGTCGTCAACGCTGCGCCCGGGATGGACGAACGCGCACTGGCCGACGAGGTCATGCGAAGGATCCGCACGCAGCGCGAGCAAGAGCAACGAGGTGCGCTTTACGACAACACCATGCCCGCTTACTAAGTTATGGCCGAATCACCCGATGTCATGATGGTGCTCGGCACCTACGCTTTTGCACTTAGCTCTGCCGCTTATCAGGAGTTCACGCGCTCTTCCGCTTACACCTGGGCGGAACAGCCGCTCATTGGCGGGCGCCCGGCCTTGCAGTTCACTGGCATTGACGCCGAGACCGTTACGCTGCGCGGAACGATTTACCCGACGTTTCGCGGAGGGTTACGCCAGGTCGATGCAATGCGAGCCCTCGCTGGCCGCGGCGCTCCGCTTCGGCTTGTGAGCGGTCTCGGCTCCAATCTCGGCGCATGGGTGATCGAGAAAATCAGCGAGGGACACACTGTTTTTTTCTCCGATGGAACGCCGAGGAAGATTGATTTTGACCTCACGTTGAAACGCTACGCATAACCCTAACCATGGCCGCAACCTACTTCACCAAGGACCGCGACACCGTGGACTCAATCTGCCACGCCTACTATGGGCGCACGTCCGGCGCGGTTGAGCAGGTACTGGAAGCCAACGTTGGCCTGGCCGACTACGGGCCCGAGCTGCCGGCCGGCGTGCTGATTGCCCTGCCTGACATCGCCGAGCCGAGCACGCAGGTGGTGCGGCTGTTCGACTAATTTTTCAACCATGAATGCTTATTTAGTCCTCAAGCAGCGCGAAGGCTCGGCATCGGTCGAGAGTCAAGGGATTTTTTCAACTCTGGAAAAGGCAAAGGCTGCGTGCAAAACCGCCGAGGATATTGTGATGACTCACGCCCTTGATCAGGAGCTTCCGCAAGATCGCGTCTTTTGTTGCGACTGCTATCACCCATTATCCGGAACAGTCATGCGCGCTGGCACGACTGAGTGGGTTCCCGCATGACCCCCGCCTACCGCATCATCGCCGAGGGCAAGGACGTGACGGCCAATTTCAATGGCCGCCTGATTGACCTGGCCATTGTTGACGACTCTGGCAGTCGCGCGGCCGACACGCTTTCAATCGTGGTTGAGGATTCAGGCAGCATGATCGAGGTGCCAGCAAGCGGTGCCCAGCTCAGGGTTGCTATCGGCTACGCCGGCGCGTTGACCGAAATGGGCGTGTTCGTCGTCGATGAAGTCTCCATTGAAGGGCCGCCGGACCGGATCACTATTCGCGCGGCCGGCGCCCCGCTGATTAAGTCCGAGCTGTTTGCCCCCCTGCACACTCAGAAGTCGCGCTCATGGCCTACGCCCAGCACGCTCGGCGTTCTTGTGGCCGTCATCGCCTACGAGTCGGGGCTGACTGCCGAGCTTTCCAACACCGTGAAGGAAATTCAGCTCCCGCACATCGACCAGACCAACGAGTCGGACATCAACCTGCTGACGCGCATCGCCGCCGAGCGGGGCCTGATCGTAAAACCCACGTTCGGGAAAATCGTGGTGCTCTCCATTGACGAGGCGAAGACCGCGAAGGGCCGCGACATTCCGCGTTTTGCCATTGATAAATCCAGCGTGTCGACGTGGAGCTTCCGCAGTTCAAACCGCAGGCGCTTTCAGTCGGTGGTCACTTCGTGGCACAACCAGGCTACCGGCCAGCCCGTCGAAGTGGGCGTCGGTTCAGGCGATCCCGTTTATCGATCGACCGTGACTTATGCCAACGCGCAGACCGCGCAGGCCGCCGCGTCCTCATTCCTGCGCAATTTCCGGCGCACAGGCACGGAGTTCACGCTGACGATGCCAGGGCAGCCGACATTCATTGCTGAGGGCCGCGCGACGCTAAGCGGATTCCGCAATGAGATGAATGACGGCGAGTGGAAATTTACCCGGGTTGAGCACCGAATCAGCCGACAGGGCTACAACACGGTCGTGACCGGCACCGCGGTCAAAGAGGAGTTGCCGCAGCCTGCGCAGGCCGCCGGATAAGATGAACCACCGGGCCGTTGCTTTGCATCTGCGCTGCCTGCGAGTTCACCTCGGGCGCGCATGGTTTGCTGCGCGCGGGGCATGGCGGTCAATGTGGCAGCGTGCCGGTGAATAGGCGCAAAAAAGCCTCACTGATTGAGGTGAGGCGCAGGGATTTTACAACTCGTCTGGGGTTTTAACCCCATAAAAAAAAGTCCACTGGCTTCCAGTTTAGCAGCTTAACGCATGGCCTAACCGGAACCGCGCAAAGCTGACTTTTTTACGGTTACTCGGTGGTGTGGCCTGCCTATCTGGAAAATGTTCCGCCTACACAACGTTGGGCAATGGAATCGGAGCCGTATTGGGCCGTGTTACGGCTAGATTAAAAAAGGGTTGTTTGTGCGGTTTCACGGGCGATGCGTTCTTGCGCGGCCGCGAAGTAGTCGGGATCAAGCTCGCAGGCCGTCAGGTGTGCGCCGAAATAGTGGCACGCGATTGCGTGCGAGCCGGAGCCGAGGTGCGTATCGAGGATGCGCTGGCCGGGCTTGGCGTAGTTTTCGAGAAGCCAGCGGTAGAGCTTCACCGGCTTCTGTGTCGGGTGTATCGTGCCCTCTAGCGTGAGTTCTACGCGGTTCATCGTTACCACGCGCAGGGCGCGGTCGAACGACGTGAAGGCAAGCTCGCCGTCACTGTTACAGATGCGCTGGCCCTTATCCCAAAATATCCACCCCATGCTTTTCGGCAAGTGGCCGGGGTAGTAGTTCGCGCCCCAGATGATTTGGTCTTTGCTCACGCGGTAGAGTTCGCAGAAGTAGTCAGCGCCGGGCGGCTTGGCGTCCCATCCTTTGTATTCATGCGCCTTCCTTGCGTAGCTCCTGCCCGGCCTGCACGTTTTTGATTCCGTCGCACCGTCGCGCCCGATGCAGTAGGGCGGATCGACGATAGCCAGATCGAAGTGCTTGTCGGGATAGCGGCGCATGAGAGCCATGCAGTCTTCGTTGGTCACGGACACAGAGCCCAACCAGGCGCTAGAGCCAACAGCCCTAGTCTCCACGTTGGCGACCGGCTCAGGGCTTTCGAGAGTCAGGTTTTCAGTTTCTTGTTTCATGTTATTTTGTCGGGCTGCGGCTCAGCTTGAACGTTAGCCAATGCAGAAACCGGAAGGCGGCGTCACCGTGATTTGCATGTCGCCAAGCGGAAATTGCGTGACGCCGCGCAGGTGTTTCCGCACGTCCACGGGGTCGGCCTGCGTCTTCCTGCGGTGCGCCCGCACCCAATGGCAGATTGCCGCCCGTCGCCCTGATTCCGTCATCGGTGCGTCACGAAGCGCGCACAGCTCTTTGATTTTCTCCTCGGTTGAGTAGAGCGTGAAGGCGGAGGACTCACGAATAGTCACGCTCCAATTCACCTTCATGTCCTCGACTACGGAGGACATGAGCACGAGCGTTTGCGTCATCTCTTTTTCTAGGGTGCGTTCGCGCCCCTGAATCACCGCGTTTTTATGTTGGGGCACCGGGCACGATAGCGCGATCTTTCGCGCCTTGTTCCATCCGAATACGTTCACTTGGATGTCTTCGCGGCCCGACTTATACACGGTGCGCTGGCACGAGTCCCAGAATACGTCACACCCTGGTCGGATGAAAGCGCGAGGGCGTGTCTTCCTCCGCCGCATCCCGTTCCATCGGTAGGCGATTTCACCGCTGCACGCTTGCAGCAGCTCGAACCGCTCGAACTGGTCGGAGGGGTCTGCCATTAACATACTGGCGTCAGCACAGAACAGGCGCTCCTCGTTGAAGACATCCTGAAAGAATAAGGGGTTTTCAGGGAGGTATGGTTTTGCATCGTATTCAGTCCATACGAGATCCCACCCGCCGCCTCGCTTTTCGCGGTGCTCCCGTTGTTTGTCGGAGGGTTTGAAGTGAAGCATGGCCATGAGGACTTCATCGGCCACGTCATCGACGGCATTTAGTATTTCGGTATTCATAGGTTTTTGGTTTTCGTAGCGTTAAAAATCGGAAGACGGAGGCTAACCAGTCGGTAGAGCACAACGGCGCTACGCGCCGTGGCTCACCTTTTTGTTAGCCAGAGGGAGAACCGACAAGTCCACCTTGGCTCCGGCGTCGAGGTATAGGTTCCATGCGCGGCGTCCGTGGGGCTTTGATTGGGCTCCCGTGATGTCGCGGTCTTTTGTTGCCATGATCTGCGCGACGCCACCCTCGTCGATGCCTGCGCGTCGTAGTAGGTCATCATAACCACACGAACCGATGTGGTTCATGAGTGCGTCTTTCAGTGCCTCGCCGTCGATAGCTTTGTCCGTCCACGGCACAGCGATCAGATCGAGGTCTGCTGTCACTGTTCCGTGAATCGCTAGCGCGTAGCCATTATTTCGGGCCACGTCACAAAGCGCAGGATATAGACAGGCGAAGAAGGGTGCGAAGGTTGCAGGTTTCATGAAAGGGAGACAGAGGCTAACCAGGCGCTACAGCGAACGACCACGCTAGTCACTCAAATGGTTCGGGTGTCGGGGAGAGGTGGTTGTCTCTGAGCTTAAACGTTGGGCAATGCGGAATCGGACTTGGGAAAGTAGGCCGCCCACTCTGCTAGCGCTGGGCCTCCGCCTTGGTAGCCGTGGCCGCGAGCGCATTCCAAAGCCTTTGCCACGCGCCATCCTGCTTCTCGCAGCCGTGCGTTCTCGCGCTCAAACTCGGCGCATAGAGCAACTGGAGCCGCATCATAATCCAGCGTCGCACGAGCTTCGCGGATGGCGCGGCGCAGGCGCTTGGCGGCAGGATTGCATGTGCATGACTCCTCGGTCACTGGCCAATGCTCTTGCTTAAAGTCGATGCAGTTGCCGCTGTGGCTTGGCTCGAACTGTGCGACCAATGCAAGCAGCAGCTCGCCAAGCGCCTTGGTGTGGGGGTGAATGGCGCTCATTGGCTGGCCTTTCTCGCGGTGTCCGGCTTGTGCAGGCACCAAATGCGCGTGCCGCCGTCTGCTTTAACCATTCGCGCAGACCATACCCACCCAGTATTTACCGAGCGGATCGTTGTAAGAATTGTGTGAACGCGACTCGGTGAATAATCCTTTATTGGAATCAAAATTGAGTCACCGACATCCATTTGAAGCAGCGGCCATATCGGGTCTCTCGATGAAGCCCTGCCAGCCATTGGAGGAATATTTTTATCAATCTTCATTTCGCGGCCTCCTTCTCAGCCTGCGTGGCGAGGATTAAGGCGCAACAGGCGGCGCGCGGGAGTGACTTGGATGCAAAGCTGCAATCTTCCTCATGGAGATGAACTTCAAAAATGCCAAGGCAGGGAAGTATATCTATGCCGCATCTATACTTAGCCAAGTACGGCAGCACGGCGTCCATCGACGTGGCGTAAGGATCATGGACTATACGATGCCCAAGCGAGTCGGTGAAAAACTTGATTCCCGCCACCTCGACGGCGAACACTGCCGACAGTTCGGAGTCGGTGAGTTGGTTTAAGTCGCTCACTTCGCACCTCCCTTGATCCCGTTGGCCGCAAGCACTGCGCGTGCGATTGCTGCGCGATTTAACTCACCCGTGCTCGTAAAAATATACTCATTGTGTATAGCATCAGCACCTTGCTCCACCATCGCCTCCACGCTCGCGGCGTCGGCGGGCAGGACGAAAACTGTTTTATCCACAATAACTCCGCATCTTTTGGCGAAGGCTTTTTTCGCCCAAGCCATTCCCGTTATGGTCTCCCACATCTTCCGTGCTTTGATTTTCTTGGTTTTGGTTTTCATGGTCCTTAAATTTGAATGACGCGGGCGGTCCTATCGTCGCCCCGCTTGGTGGTCCTTTGCAGCTCGTGCAAACCACGCCCGCGCCAAAATTGGGTTTTAATCAGCTCGCAACGCAGAGCTTCAGATATGAATAAAAGGCGTCGTGGTTTGGATTAGGTCCGCCGCGCTTATAGACCTCCCGATCGGCCTCCAGGTAAAGCACCTCAAGCTCACCCCAACGCGCGTGCAGGGCCGGCCACGGTTTGCGGCACTGGGCGAGGCGGTCGAAGTTCGCCCGCAGTTCCGGCACGGCGCGGAGCATGCGATAGCACCTACCGAAATCAGATCCGTCGTGCGGGTAATTGAACTCCGCTTTGAACGGAGGATCAGCCAAAACGCTCGCCATGTAGCGCGAGCTCAGGCCGGTGTCATTGGAGGCGAGCCACTGAGTAAGCCCCATCGCGGGCTTGGCCATGACGCGCGGGCGTTGGGCTTCGTTGGCGATGTCTGTCGCGGCGCGTGCGACGACGTTGACCAGCGCGGAATCGGCTGGGTAGTTCGCAGGGAACGCGCCCAGGATGGCGCTCATGATTGCGATCTGCGAGGGATGTTCGGGTGTGGTGGACATGAATAAAAATGGGCGCTTCCTGCATCGCCGGCGCTCGGCGGTTATGAATCCGTGCAGGATCGGAAGGTGAATTGAGCGGGCCGGACGTCTCCATGCATGCGCGGCGTTCAGGTTGCGATTCATCGCAAGGCTTTTCCCATGGGCTGGGCGGTTTGGGCCGTTGGTCGCACCGACGTGAATTTAAGGCCACGTCGCCGCTCAAATTGATCCCCCGCCGCGAGCGTCCCGAACTACTCTGGCCATCAGGCCAACGGCATCGGGTTGCCAACTACGTCGCACGCTCGCGCTTATGTTCACCGCATTATTTCGCTTTTCGTTTTGGATGGTGCCGCGAGCACCTAAGCGATGCGGATTCCAGTAGACCTGCGAAGGCACGGGGGGAGTGGATGGTCTGGGCAGTTCAAAAGCTACCTGCTTGATGGTGTCCTTTGCGCGCTGCGCAAACCACACCCAGACCAAAGTGAGAAAGAACGTGCCGCAGGTTGCCCGCTGCGGCGCCGGATGCGGCTTTGTTTTTTTTCGCTTACCGCGAATACTGCATCGAGCCATCTTTTGCGGCCGCATCATCACCGAGCAGGATGCGAACCTTGCGACCCTTAACTGACCCCTTTGTGTGATCCGTAGCGGACCACTGACCGTCACGTGAGCGGCGCACATTTGCGAAGCGGCGACTTAAGCTGTTTTTGATTTCTTTGATTTCGGTGTTTTTCATAACACCCTCACTCAAACCGCCCGCTTGCGCTGACGCAAGTTTTATTTCGTAGAAACTGCGCGTCGGTTTGTAATGGACTCGACCGCCTTCACGCCACCAGTCGCGTGCTCACTGGATTCCGCAAATCACGGCCGGCGCGCCACCGCGCTTGCTCCAAAAATAACGCCACCCCTCATCAACCTCTCGCATCACCTCGACGTTTGAAATCGGATTGCCGAACCGGTCATGGAAAAGCGCGGAATGCTTTTGAGCCGTGCCGACAAACGTGCGGGTGTTGGCGATTCGGCTCAGTCGATCTGATTTACCGTGCATGCGAGTTTTCCTCGGCCCCTCACACAGAGCAAGTTCGACTGCCTTGCTCATGCGGCAATCCCTTTCTCCCTTGCAGCGGCCTCGATTTTCTCGGCGCCCGTGTTGTAGCACTTTGACGGCGGCCAGGTCACGTCGCTTACCTTGGCGAGCAAGCGCAGATTTTTATAGCCGGCCGCGTTTCCCTTCTTTCGCCATGCCTGGGCGGCGTGCACCTGCAGGGCGCTCGGGAAGTGCTGTGACTGTGCAGGCAGGTCGGCGGCGGTTCCGTTTTCAAGCTCGGCGGCGCGTTGCTTGAGCCTTTCCGTCAGGTTACTGATGTCGCCGTTGAAGGAGCCGAGCAGCGAAGTCATCACCATGCAGAACGCGACGCCGATCACGAAGAGAATAAGGAGGACGATCACAGGCCGCCTCCCTTCACGATCGGAGCGAATCGGTCAGCGCAAGAGCGTGCTGACATCACAGGATTATTAATCAGGAACGCAGACGCGCAGGCGATTTCAGCGGTCATCACCGGCCTTCCTGCGGCATTGTTCCATGTGGCCCGCACGTCTACGGCGGCCGGTATCTTGTCGGCTGGAATGGTGTCGACCGGCACGCGGCCGGCGCCGACATTGGCGAGGATGGTGAATGAGACGCCGGGCATGAGCTCGCCTAAGCGTGAGATGAAGATTTGCATGGTGATACGAATGGTTCTGGTGGATCGCCGAAGGCGCGAAGCCCTGAGGCTTTTGCGCCAGTCAGCGTCAGTTATTGTGTTGAATGCGGACGGCACGAGGTGATGCGGCATACGCTTGCTTGCGAAACTCCAAGTTCAAGCGCGATTTGCAATTGTCGGACGCCTTCGCGATTGAGCTGTTTCATGCGAGCTAGCTTTTCCTCTGGGATGCGATTGCCAAGTGACTTAACTCCAGCCTTTTTCAGGATCAAGCACACGGAGGTCTGAGAAATGCCGCACTCGGCAGCGATGTTCTTTTGCAGCTCACCGCTTCGGCCGAGGCGGATCACCGTGTCGATAGTGTGCTGGTTCAAGCGGCACCTCCAATCGGGAAGCGCTTGCGGCGCTCGGCGATCAGGGCGTCGGCGTATTCGGCGACGATGGCGATGGTCTTATTGGTGCCCCAACTGACATCGGTGGTGCCCAGCGCGGCACTGGCATAGCGATCCCATGCTTGGCGCTCTTCAGCTGTTACGCTATCAGTCACCTTCTGGGGCGTCGGCGCAGCGTTTACTTGCAGGCCGGCGACAACCTCCGGAAGTAGTTCGCTAGGCATCAACGCGCGCTTCACCTTCGCCCAATACTTCGCCGTCGCAGGTTTCTTCCAGCCGTCCGGCCCACCGTTCCAGATGCGCGCCATGTCTTCGAGTGTCGGCTCACGGCCGATGCGCGCGGCATTCGCGTAGTGCGCCAGGTAGGTGCGGCACATATCGACCGCGTGTTGACGCGAAAAACGCGCCTCTGGTGAGAATCCTTCGCCCTTGGGGTGGCGGAGTATCCTGTTCACGTCGCGCACCGTGATCTCGTGAATTTGCAGGCAGCCAACCGCCAGACCGCCGTCGCCGACAGCTCGGTCATTCCCGCCCGATTCGACCTCAATCAATGCCGCAATGAGCGCTGATGGGATGTACAAGAGTTCAGTTTTTGTGCTCATAAGGCCTCATAAAAAAAATAAGTGATGGTGAGAATCATGAATCCGCAGGCGAGGACCTGAAGGACGGTCGCCGGCTGGTTACGTGACGGGGCCTCAACGCGAAGCCCCGGGCGGCAGGTGATGCGGGGTTGGCTCATGACTGTGCCTCCTTCACCGGCGCCTCAGTGGTCAATCCATCGGCCTCGGCGATCAACGCCTCGGCTTGAGCGCGGAGCTTCGCGGCTTTCTCGGCGCGAATCTCGGCCGAAGACTTGGTGCTCAGTGAGTCAAGTCGGCTAACGACACGGGCGTGAAGACTGTGCAGGCCCACCGCGCTGGAGTCGTCAAGGTAGGCTTGGTCCCTATAGGTAGCGTCGGCGCCATTTACCCAGCCGCCGGCGTGGATTGAGACATCAAGTTGATCGACGTGCGGCGAGTAGTGAAAGAAAACGTCGGCGACATTTTTAGGAGTCGTCGCGGCAATAGTGAGCAAGTCGTGAAGCACGGCGAGCTGTTCAATCGAGTAGCCTCGGGTTGAGGCGGTGGAAGTGGTGTTTTTCATAACGTCGTTAATCAGGCGCGATGCTTGCGCCGACGCAAGTATTTTTTCGGTGGAAACGCGCCGCCGGTTTGTAATAGCCGGCGGCGCAGGATTAGCACTTAGGCGGTGCGAACAATGGCGGACGAGACCGGCCAATGGCGAACGCCGGATAACGTGGCGCCCTCGGGTAGCGACTTCAGCGCGGCCTTTAGCTCGGCGCGCTTCACCGTGAGGGTCACGAGGGATGGATTGATGGCATACAGCGCCGCGATGTCCGTAACCTCGAAGTCAATGTCATTGCGCGTGCTGACTCCAGAAGGTGTCGCGACCTGCGCGCTGGCGACAACGAGGGCCTGCGCGGCGAGCTGTGCGTCTGCTTTGGCTTTCGCGGTGGCGGCCTCCTGCTCGGCGCGTAGGCGGGCATCAGCGGCGGCCCGCTCGGCCTGTGCACGTTTCAATGCGTCGGTTTCCTGCGCGGCCTTTGCGGCGGCTGCGCGTGCATCAGCTTCGGCTTTCTCGCGGGCCTCGCGCGCCTGGCGATCGGCTTCTTCACGGATGCGGCGAGCCTCAGCTTCGGCAGCGGCACGGGCGGCAGCGGCTTGGCGTTCCTGCTCGGCGTTGAACTCGCCAATTAACAAGCCGATGCGCTTGGCCTCGGCAACGATTTCGGTGGTGAGGTCTTTTTTGAGCTGGTCGATCTTGCGGCCGAGCTCAAGGACCGGCGCCTTCGCGGTGGCGTGTGAATCGTTGATGGCTTTCTCGAAGGACTTGAGATCGCGCAGGAGGTTAGTGGCGCGGACGCCAGACTCCGGGCTAGCGATGCGCTGGCCTTTTTTGGCGATGGCAAGCAGCTCGTCGCGCTTGGCGATGGCTGCGGGTAGGGCCGAGACCTGAGTGGATTCGGCGCCGGTGATGGTAATGAGTGCGTTGGTGTTCATGCGAAAGAAAGTTCAGGCTGTTCAATGGTGGTGGTAGTGGTGGTGGTGGCAGCGGCCTGCACGGTGGACGGTGCGCCGAGCATCGGCAGCGTTCCTGCGCCGACCTGCAGGTTGCGGCCGAAATACTTTGCGGCGGTCTTGTCGCCCAGCTCTTCAGTCGCCTGAGCGCCGTTGCGAATCCACCCGCGCAGGCGTCCGGTCTCGACGTTGAGCGCGAGGGCAAACTTCTGGTTGAGCCGGATATGGATGTTGCGATTGAGGAATGCGCGCACGTCAAACAAGACCTCGCGCTGGCCGTCCACCGTCGCCCAGAACTCCTCGCGAGTGCCGCTCGTCCAGTTGCGCCGGCCTTGGTAGGTCAGCCGGGCGTCATTGGTGTCACCCATGAAGCCGAGCCCGTGCGCGACCGTCAGCATGTCGCCCATAAAATCAGCGGCGGACTGGTCGAGGCCGCTATCGTAGGAGCCCGTCGGCCGGACGCCGCCCATGTGCTGAAGCACGATCCGGTACTCAAGCGCGATGTGCGTAGGCTTCTGGTCATCCGAGCAGTAGCGCCAGCGGTCGAAGGTGAACACCCGCTCGTTCGACTTATAGTTCTTCACGTTGGCCTTGCCGACCATCGAGTCAAAGGTCTCCAGCAGCTGCTCGTTTATGTGAGTGTTGGCGTTTTTCATCACCCACATAATTACTGCGTGAATATTGGAGACGGAAAAATCAACCGCTCCGGATCGATTGAGCGTGTTGAGCATCGCCTGGCGCTTCTTGGAGGTGAGCCGGTTGGTCACCGACTTCATGTGCGAGAAAAGCTCCTGCCAGTACGTGTTGCGCAGGCCGGCAAGCCGGGCCTTGAGGCATCCCATGATCCGGACCGGCGAAACGTCGAACTCCTTAAGCAGGTCAACGTCGAGCTGCTTCACGAGGTCGTAGTTCTTGCGGACGTGGTCAAGGTCTTCGTTGTAGAGAGCGACCAACAGGTCGGGGTAATTGGCACCAACGACCAGGGCGTCCATCTTGGAGTTCCTGCGGGTGCCCTTTTCATGATCGCCGACGGTGGCTTTGTCGGCTGAAAACTTCTCGCGCAGGTCAGCAAACTGCGCCTGGGCGAACCGATCAAACGCGTCGTCCTTCTCGCGCGACAGCTCTATGCGGATCAGGTGAACCTTGGCGCGGGCTGCGCGGTCCTCGGCGTCGAGAAAATCAAACGAGCCTACGATGTGGTGCTTGGCCTCGCGGTATTCGAGGGCGTTCTTGATGTCGATCGACGCCTCCCAGCGTTGCGGGATAGCGAGGTAAACAAGGCGCGACGACGACTCGCGAATGATCTTCGTGGCCCAGTCGGCAAACTCAGAGTAGGGCGGGTTGCAGAACGTCACCTCGACCTGCTTGGCGACAAGCGACTGTTCGTGAAACTCGGTGCCGACGATGAAGATTTCGTTATCCATTTGCTCGCAAAGGATCGGCGACTTCTCAATCGCATATAGGGTCGAAAACTTGGCCTTGTCGCGAAGCGCGCGCAGGACCTTGCCATTGCCTGCGCCGATGTCCAGCACGCTGGAAATGTCGTGATAGGCGCGCCAGTGCGCGTGCCGCATGCTGTCGATGTCGGCGATCAGCTTGGCGATGATCTCGTTGGTGGTCGGGTAGAACTCGTGGTCTTGACCGGCCTGTTTGAGTTGGGTGACGAGGGCGTTCATTCGGTCGGGTAGTCAAGGGCTCCGGTCACGAGGGCGGTCAGGCTGGCCAACTCCGCCGGTGCCTGCGCGGGGTTGTGGTGAACTGTCAACCACGCGAGACCTTGGAAAAATCCGGTCACAACGACCGTGCATCCGGGTGGGAGCGGGTACTCGCCGCCGGGCATAAGGTCGGTGAAGCCAGCCCACTCGCCGCCTGCGCGGACGGTCATGCTGCGCATGTCGGGGCCGTAGGCGGTGTAGCGAGCATCCTCATGGATGTAGAACCGCGTCGCGGCGCTTACGCTAATATGGCGTTTGCTGTGGGCTGCGGACCAGTCGCCGATCTTCACACGGAGCGCGTCGGGCAGGCTGGCCAGTAATTTTTTGGTAAGGCGGATTTTCATAACGTCGCCGACTCAAACAGCCACTTGCGCCGACGCAAGCACTTTCGCTAATTTCATAAATAAAAAAGCCGAGCCATTTTGTAATGGACTCGGCTTGTGCGGCTTAGACCTTGCGATGCTTCAGCTCGTAAGCCTCGATGTCGGCCAGCGGGTAGAGAATCGCGCGGCCCACCTTTACGAACTGCGGGCCGCCTCCGCGGCTTCGCCAGGTAGCGAGTGTCGCGGCGGAAACTCCGCTCTTCCACCGCTCAATCAATTCGGCTGGGGTGAGCATAACCTGAGCGGGCTTCGGCGATAGCGCGTCAGAATACATCGTCATCGGCTCCTCCCTTGGTGGCAGGCGTGGCGGCAGGCTGCGGGGGCGCCCCGGCGGCGACGTTTGCAGGAGGCGCACCGTGCGCAGGCGCGGCGGGACTTTCAACACTCTTGTTCTCCTTCACGGGTTGGACCGGCGCGGGCTGCGCAGGCGGGGTAACGGGTGCAGGCGCGGACGTTCCGGCGATGGCCGCGTTGACGTCAGCCGCAGTGTCGGCACCGTTGGCCTCGCTGGCGGTTTGGCGGTGCGCGTCATAGCCGGCGGCGCTGGCCTTCAGCGTAGGCAGGTCGTCTTTCAGCGTCTGTTTGGTCTTCGCTGGCAGCGCCGTCCATGCGGCCTGTAGCGCGGCGGTGCCTTGCTCGCACACGTTGGCGAGCTGTGCACGGACGCGCTCAAGCTCCTTGTCCACCGGCGAAGCGCCGTCGATCCAACCGCGCAGGGCCTCGCCGGCGGCGACACCGAGATAACCTTGGCCCTTGCCGAGCACCTCGCGAATCGCCTCTGGGCACTTGAGCACGTCCTGAGTGCGGCCCATGTCGCGCATCATCAGCGACGCCGTCATCTCAAACATGAAGTTCTTTTCTTGGATCGGCTGGATGCCTAGCGACTCCACCAACGTGGCGCCGCGTTCGTCCTTGCCCATCTTCACTTTTTCGCGGGCTCGGAGGCACACGATGATGTGCATGGAAGATTGGAGGAGCACATTCATGAAGCGCTTGTGCTCGGCCTTCGCCTTGTTCCAGCGCGGCAGCTTCGGGTTGCCGTCGGTGGCGATTTCCTCGCAGCCTCCAAGACCTTCCCATTCATGCGTGGCGCTGTCGATCACGAGGACTTCGACGCCGGCCGCTTCAAAGTCGCGGATTGCCTCAACGTAGCGTTGCGGTGAGAACGGCGGGGTGAGGTCGCCGATCAGGAACTTGGCTCCGCCGGGCAGGATGTCGGCATAGAGACGGCCGCGGCGATTCTCGGTGTCGAGAAAGCCGAGTTTTTTGCCGTCGCGCTTGGCGAGGCCGTAGCCGATTTGAATAGCCGTGTAGGTCTTGCCGCCGCCGGAAGTGCCGGCCAGGCCGAGGACGATCTTGGCGCCTTCGCGGCGTGCTTCTTCGATTTTAATAATAGACATGGATGGTGATGCTGGTGGTTGGCTTACTCAGAGTCGGTGGCGTCGTCGGCCTGCGCAGGCTCGCGCGGTATTTCGTTGTCGGTACGGATAACGAGCACCGGAACCTTGGTCTTCACCCAGACTTGCTGCTCCTTGAAGTGCTTTCCGGGGATGTGCTCAAGTGCCTCGCCGACAGTTTTGGCGGGCATGAGTCGGCCTTTCTTCGTGGTGTTGAACTCGTAGGCCGCGCGGTGAAGGCGCTCCAACGTGGAAGTGACGGATTCGTCCTCCGGAATTTGGCAGACCCAAGCGACGAGGTCGTTGCCGGTAAGGAGTCCATTGGGATCGGAGACGATCACGGAAAACTGCTTTTTAATCGCGGGGGCTTTTTCCTCGTCGACCTCGGGTTGAGCCTGGAGGTTTAAGTCCTCGATGATTGCGCGGAATGTCTCGGGCGCTACGTCGTGGCGCTTAATGGTTTCGGCGACCTTGTTGATTTCTAATTTGGCCATGGTAATGCGGGTGTTGCTGATTTTTTCTGATTTTCTGGGTTACTGATTCAAGGATTTGCTCGCCCAGACAGGCAGATCCAAAGGGAGAACGGCATCGCCGTAGCCTGGCCACTGGCCGGACTCGACGCACGCCGCGTAGGTAGCGAGGTCGCGGCGATACCGCGCGCGGCCCGCCTCGATCATTTCAGGTGTCGCGACGTAGCAAGCCACCAAGTGCGGAGCGTCATTCTCGACGCACACAAAGATGAACTTGCCGTCGATTCCGGTAATGGCCCGGTAACCGTCGAGATAGAAGGCAGCCTGCACGTCGTAGCGGTAGCTCCACGCGTCGCGGCTGAACGCTTCCGCGCTGGCGTCCTTGGTCGTCTTTACGTCCAAAATGAACTGGTCGCTCGCATGAATCCGGTCGGTTCGTGCCCGGCAGCGAAGGCCGGTATCGGGGTCTTGCCAGAACATGGACGCCTCGGTATGGCCGCCAGCCAGTAGCAGGCGCCCGGCGCTCGGGTGCGCCATGAGTGCCGCCTGCACGGCGGACAGCTTGCCCAACTCGGCGGCGTCCACCATTTCCTTGCCGATGTTCTCGGCGTCAAAGCGTGCCCAGGCGGTGGCGGCCGCGATCACCTCGGGGCGTGGATTCTTGGCATTCACGCTGCGGGCCTGCGGGCGCTCCGGCATGTGAGGCGGCGTGCACGCAACCTCGTCAGCAAACCGCCCCGGCTCCAACGCGCGCAGGTGCACCAGCGTCCCCCAGCGTTGCGCAGGGGTCGGCGTGTGCGGGTTGCGCAAGCCGTGAAGGAACATAGCGGGGCAGCGTGCGATCTTGTGCAGACCGTGCGCGGAAATCTCAGGGCGGGAGTGGTAAATGTGCGGCGGCATGTCTGTAACGATGCCGTTTAATTCAGCGCTCTCGACGCCAGCTCCGGCAGATAACACATCATTTAGGGACTCAAAACTTACGACGCTCACTTGCGTCCTTTCTTTTTCGCCGCGGTTGCGGCTTTGGTTGGCTTGGCGGCCGGCGTGACCACGGGCTGCGGGTGGGGCAACGCCAGCAACTCAGCCGGAAACAGCGTCTCGGTTTTGACCTCCTTAAAGCCGAGCTGCTTCATGATCACCTCCAGGGTTGGGGCGTCCTTCGCGACGATGAAATAGCGATCACCTTCAGGGGTTGCGCACGAGGCTGCTGAGCCGGAGTGCTTGAGTGCGTTGGTGGCGATCATGCGCGGCCTCCTTTCAAGGGGCGGCGGAAACGCAGGGTGTCACGGGCACCAACGCGCGTGCCGATAACCCCATGGCCCGCTGAGACCGGCAGGTAGCCGACTCCGGCATGGTTTACAGCGGAGGTCGCCTCGTCTCCGACGATTACCATTTCGCCAACTTTGAGCGCTCGAAACTTAGTGGTTTTGGTCTTCGCGGGGACGCCAATCGCTCGGCATTTAGGAGCCGCCGACTGCGATGACGCCAATTGCCGCGAGCACATTGATGAAGGTTTGGAACATTTCTGGGTCTCCTTGCGGCGATACTGTTTCGGGGCTTGAGCGACACTGCCGACGCACTCGGTGGCCTGCCACTTGCGGAGAAAGCTGCGGTACTCATCGCCTTCGCGAATCACTTCGCCAACTTTTAGAAAGCGCCAGCCGTTTCCGGTTGGGCGCGGTTTGTTTTTAATTGCTTTGGTAGGCATAACGTCGCTGATTCATTGCGCCCGCGCAACCGATTGCAAGAACAAAATTGCGCTGGACTGAATTTCGTTTGCGCCCGCTCGCGCTCAATCGCCTTTTTACTCTTGCGCTAGCGCAACGCATGGGCATGCTGAGACCATCACATCTCACCATGGACATCAATAAAACACTCACGGACCTTCGCGGCCGTGCTCTTACCAAACACAAATCGGTTGCCGCTTGGCTTAAATCTGCTCGCGTGGCACCCTCCACTTATTACGCGTGGACGCGTCCTCGTGCTGGTCGCATATCCATGCCCAGCACGCGCACCATTGCGCGCCTTGAAAACGCAGCCGAGGGCTGAACGTGGCTCTCGTTCTTCGCGACTACCAAGTCAATGGAGTCGATTTGATCCGCAATGCGTTTCGATCAGGGAAGCGTGCGCCCCTCTTCGTTGCCCCTACAGGCGCGGGAAAAACCACCATCTTCAGCTTCATCACAGAAGGCGCTGCCAAAAAAGGCCGGCGCGTGTGGATACTTGTTCACCGCTCCGAGCTGAAGGACCAAACCTCTCGCACGCTGCGTGAGATAGGCGTGGCGCATGGGCTGATCGCTTCGGGCGAAAGCATGGACCAGACCCAAATCGTCCAAGTCGCGAGCGTGCAAACGGTGGTCAAGCGGCTCGACAAGGTGATCCCTCCTGACCTCATCATCACCGACGAGGCGCACCATGCCGCCGCAGGAACCTATGCAAAGATCGCGCAGGCATTCCCGAAGGCCCTCAACCTTGGCGTTTCAGCTACGCCCCAGCGCTTAGACGGCAAGGGGCTTAGCGGGGTTTTTGACATCCTTATTCGCGGCCCTGAAGTCGCTGATTTGATCGAGCGCGGCTTCCTTTCCCGCCCTGCTTACTTCTGCCCCCCTGTTCAATTCGACGCATCGCAACTTCATGTAACGGCAGGCGACTTCAATAAACATGACCTTGAGGAGGTGGTGGATAAACCCAAAATCGTGGGCGACTCGGTGGCCACCTACGCGAGGATTTGCCCCGGCGCTCCGGCGATCGCGTTTTGTGTTTCCGTTCAGCACGCCCAGCACGTAGCCGAAGCGTTTCGAGCGGCCGGTTATCGAGCCGCAACGATTGATGGCGATATGTTGCCGGCTCAAAGGCGCGACTTAATTTCGTCATTAGGTGACGGGCGCCTGCACGTGCTGACTTCATGCGACCTGATTGGCGAGGGCGTTGATGTCCCTGTTGTGAGCGTGGCAATCCTGTTGCGGCCCACTCAGTCGCTTGGCCTGCACATCCAGCAGATCGGTCGCTGCCTGCGTCCTGTCTATGACAAACGCCTTCCTATTACCACGGACGCCGAACGGATAGCCGCCATTGCCGCCGGTCCTAAGCCGCGCGCCATCGTGCTTGACCACGCCGGCAATTGCCTGCGTCACGGGCTGGCCGAGGAATATCGTGAGTGGTCGCTCGACGGGCGCGCCGATACCAAGAAAAAGAAAAAGGACGGCGATGCCGGTGATCGCGTGTGTCAGTGCCCAAAATGTTATTCAGTCCACATGCCTGCTCCTAAGTGTGAAGCATGCGGGCATGCGTACATTAAAGAAGGCAGAGAAATTGAGCAGGTTGCTGGTGAACTTGTTGAGTTAATCACACCAATGGTTGGTGCGGCAGCAAGTGGAGCGTCGTTTATTCAATGCCCGTCATGCACACACGTACACGCGGGGCGACTAAGTATCTGCCCGCGTTGTGCACGCGATCACGGGGGCGCGGAAGTAAGGGCCGCGCGGCAAGAGCGTGGATCAGCACAGACGTTTCAGCAGCTCATCGACTTCGCCAAGAAGCGTAGCTATAAAAATCCGCATGGTTACGCCGCTCACGTGTGGAAAGCTCGGCATGGACACTACCCAACCGCCGAAGAAAGACACACCCAAGTTCTTGCTGGACTTTAGTTGTTACGGGACTTTTTATCCGGCCATGCGAAAAGACGAAGCCGAACGAAAGAAATACGAGCGCGACTACTACCTGAAAAACGCCGAGCGCATTAAGGCGCGCACGAAACAGTGGGCAGAGGAAAACCGAGATAAGGTTATTGCCGCTAGGCGGAAGTGGGCCAAAGGCGAGAAGCCCAAGAAGATTAGGCGTGACTACTACAAACAAAATGCAGAGGCGATAAAGGCGAAGGTTCAGGCCTGGCGCATTGCAAACAAGGATAAATTCATGGAGCAGCGCAAAGTCCATGCATTAAAGAACAGGGAGAAACTGCGCATATACAAATCTCTGCTTCCGAAGAAAAAACCTTCCCAAGAACAAAAAAAAGCGCGAGCTGATCGCATGAGGATTGAGCGTGAAACCTGTCCGCAGGCCGCTATTGTGAATAGGTTGAGGAGTCGCATTCGCCATGGTATTGCTGGCCGCTGCAAGTCAGCCCCTACAGAAACACTCATCGGCTGCACTTTTGACCAAGCCCGCGCCCATTTAGGGGTCAAAGAAGTTGCCGACTTAAAGGATGTTCATATTGATCACGTAATCCCAGTCGCTGCGTTTGATTTAACACACAAAGACGCGCAATTGGTTGCGTTCAATTTTCTAAATACTCAGCTTCTTCCAAAAAAAGAGAACATCGCCAAGAAACACAAACTGCCTGACGATTGGTTTTCTAGGCTCATAAATCTTTGCGGCAAGGTCGGGGTGGAGCCATCGCCTATTTGGTTCTTTTCACTGCGTCCATCGTTTTAGCTGTGATTCTGCTTGCGCTTTCGCAACTAGGGAGCATAACCGGCGACCGCTATGGCAAATCTAATCACGGTAAAAATCGACGTTCGGAAACTGGACAAGGCCCGGTTCTTTGAGGGCAAGCCCGACAAAAAAGGACATAAGCCGCTTTATGCGGACATCGTTCTCGTTGCTCGCAAAGAAGTCGGCCAATACGGCGACACCCACATCGTTAAGCAGTCGAAGAAAAAAGAGGAGCAGGTTGAAATGCCGATCATAGGCAGCGCGACCGAGCGGGTTTTTTCGCAAGCCGCGAAGGCACCGGCACCCGCCCCGGCGACCAACACCCCACCCCCGCAGGAAAACATCGACGAGGATGTGCCGTTTTGATCACCAAGGACACCCATCCATGAAGATCAAATTGCTCTCACCCACCGCTCGCATTCCAAAGCGTGCGACTTCCGGCTCTTCCGGTTACGACGTGTTTGCCGCTCGGGCGGTCCGCGTTCCGGCCCGTGGGCGCGCGCTCATTCCGCTCGATGTCGCCGTTGAGTTACCGCCTCAAATTGAGCTGCAAATCCGGCCGCGCTCCGGCATGTCACTCAAAAAGGGCGTGCATGCAATCTTCGGCACGGTCGATAACGATTACCGTGGCCCGGTCGGCGTCATCCTGTTCAACGAGTCAGACGCGCCTTTCCACGTTTCAGTTGGCGACCGGGTCGCGCAGGCTGTTCCTGTTTGGCTCTGTGAACTGAGTCCCATTGAAGTGGTGGATACGCTTACCAGCACCAACCGCGGTTCAGGCGGTTTTGGAAGCACGGGGAAATGAAGCCCATTGTCCGCGCCGCTCCACCCGTCGAGCCACCACAGCCACCGCCAGGCCCCGAGCGCTTCTTGAAGCGAACCGTCGAGTTTGACCTCAAAGGGGCTCGGGCGCAGGGCGTTGTCATTGCGGCGCGCGACAACGGGGTGCGCGGCAAGGGCGCGATCCCTGATTTTATTTTGACCGTGCGCGGAAAGTCTGGCCGCGTCATGGAGGTTTCGATTTACGACACCTACGCCAGCATTCTCGATTAACCATGCCTACCCCACAAACTGAGAGGTCCGTTCAGCAATCAATCCTGCTTGCACTTGGATCGCGGCCGGATGTCCGATTGTTCAGGAACAACGTCGGCACCGGCTGGCAGGGTCGGATGCAGCGCATGACCGACGGCTCCGTCTTGCTTCGCGACCCGCGCCCGCTGAACGCCGGCCTGCACGTAGGAAGCGCCGACCTAATCGGGATGCAGCGCATCACCATTACGCCGGAGATGGTCGGCCGCGAAATAACGTGCTTCGTCAGTCTCGAATGCAAGTCCGCGACCGGCCGCCCGCGCCCTGAGCAGATTCAGTGGGCGGACTTCTGTCGAAAGTTCGGTGCCCGCGCCGGCATCGTCCGCTCTGTGGCTGACGCCGAGGCGGTACTGTTCCCGGTCATTTGATCCGCGCCATTACAAACCGATTCACAGTTTCCTCGACTTTGTGCTTGCGTGCACGCAACTCGCGTTTTGAATCGGCACCGTTATGAACGACATCAAATCACGAATCGCCGCAGCCTGCGCGAACACCGCGCCGCGCACCAAGGCCCGCAACTTAGCCCTCGCCGCTGTGCGCTGGGTTATTAAATCAGAGCAGGGAAACGCCTACATAGGGCAGGCCGGCCTTTCCTCCGTCCTTGTCGCCCGCGAGCACGCCACCGTGTTTGATGGCCGAGACAACGAGGAAATGAAGATCGCTTTTTTACGCGCCATTACCGCAGACTACTCGCTCACCATTGAGCTCGCAGCATGAATTACATCGAACTCTTCGCCGGCGTCGGCGGCATGAGCATGGGGCTTGAGCGCGCAGGATTTAATCCTGTTGCCCTTGTTGAGTGGGATCGTGCCGCCGCTGGCGTGATCGCCCATCGCTTTCCCGACGTTCCGCTTTATTGCGACGTCACTAAATTTACCGGCGAGGAGGTTGGTGACGCTCGCGTTGACCTCCTTGCTTTTGGTTCACCCTGCCAAGACCTGTCTGTCGCAGGCAAACGCGCAGGCCTTAAAGACGGCTCCCGTTCATCCCTTTTTTTCCATGCAATCCGAATCGCAAATCGCCTTCGCCTTCATAACGGACTCCGCTTTCTGCTCTGGGAAAACGTCGTCGGTGCACTCTCAAGCAATCAAGGAGCGGACTTCGCTTCCGTCCTCGGTGAAATGGTCGACCTTGGGGCGCGTGACGTCGCGTACCGAGTGCTGGACAGCCAGTGGTTTGGAGTACCCCAGCGACGCCGCCGTGTGTTCGTTGTCGCAGATTTTGGAGGCGAATGCGCCGCCGAAATACTATCTCTCGCCGAAGGCATGTCGGGGAATCCTCCGCCGAGCAGACAAGCGGGGGAAGGATTTACCCACACACTTAGCGCACGCACTAAAGGCGGCGGCGGGCTCGGGACCGATACCGAGCTAGACGGCGGATTGATCGCCGCCCGTATGACCGCGTTTGGCGAATACACCGAGGACGGGACTGCATCCACGCTTAAACAGCGCGATTACAAGGATGCGACGGACCTCATCGCCCACACCCTGCGCGGCGAAGGCTTTGACGCGTCAGAGGATGGTACGGGGCGCGGGACGCCGTTGGTCTGCACCCCCATTTTGGAGGCGGGAGCAAAAACCGGCGTAAGCACAACGGATCTTCGTGCCGGTTCTGGAATCGGTAAATCGGGAGATCCTATGTTTACCTTGCAGGCCACAAAACAGCATGCGGTTGCATTTTCATGCAAAGACTATGGCACCGATGTCGGTGATCTTGCGCCAACCCTCCGCGCTATGGGGCACGCAGGGAGCCACCAGAACGGAGGCGGTCAGGTGGCCGTCGCTTTCGCCCAGAATCAAGCCGGGGAGCTGCGCACCTCCGATGTCATGGGCACCCTCGGCACGAACTCCAACGCGAGTGGTCGCGCAACGCCAATGGTGCAGGCTCCCCAGTCAGGCGTCCGTCGCCTCACCCCAACCGAGTGTGAGCGTCTGCAAGGCTGGCCTGATTCGCACACTCGATTCCGCCGTGACCTCGTGCTCGATGGCAACCGCTGGCACATTAAACCCGACTCTCCCATCCGCGAGCAGGCCGACGGGCCGCGTTACAAACAGTGTGGCAACGGGGTGACGAGTTCCGTTGCCTTTTGGATTGCTTCCCGCCTCGTTAAATTTTCCAAGTAACCCCCCTTTCCAGTGGCCATTGATTTTGATCGCATCGCCCAAGCAGCACTCGCCAACGCCGAAGGCCTGCTCTGTGAATTATTCCCAGCTGGCCGTCGCGACGGCTACGAGTTCCGCGTTGGTGGTCTCACCGGTGAGGCCGGCCGCTCGCTCGCAATCAATATGCGAACGGGTAAATGGGCGGATTTTTCGGGAGGCGATACCGGTTCTGACCTGATCGCCCTGTGGGCAGCGGCTCGCATGATTGGCATGGGTACTGCCGCCCGTGAGCTGGATGAACGGCTATCCGCTGGCGGTATCACCGCGAAGGCCCTTCGTGCAGACTCGCGCCCTAACCGCACTGATCCGAGCGATTGGGAGGCACTGCCTTTTTCACCAGATGAGCAGCCAGCACCAACATTCAAGCGCCTTTTTCGAGAAAACGAGTGGCGTGAATACCCGATCATTGCATCGTGGTGTTACCGGGACGCGCAGGGCCGCCTTGTTGGCTATGTCTGCCGCGTGCAATTCTCGGATGGATCAAAAGACGTCTTTCCGTTCACCTACGCGCGCCACACTTCGGGCCGCGAGCAATGGCGATGGAAGGGTTTCGCTCGCCCCCGTCCGCTGTACCGCTTGCCTGAGTTGGTCGTCACCGCAAGCGAAGTTGGCGTTTTGATCGTTGAGGGCGAAAAGAGCGCGGACGCCGCCGCCCGCTTGCTCCCCAATGTTGCCGTTGTTACTTGGCCAGGCGGCTCAAAAGCAGTCTCCCTTGTTGACCTCGAACCCCTGCGCGGGCGGCGCGTCACCCTGTGGCCGGATGCCGACAAGCCCGGACTGGACGCCATGGCAGCGATCGCAGACCGACTCGAAGGAGTCGCGGCGAGCACGTTTATCGTCCTTCCGCCCGAGGGCGTCTGTGAAGGTTGGGACTTGGCCGACGCCGAGGCCGAAGGTTGGGACGCGGCTAAGGTCCGGGCCCACGTGAAGGCCCGAAAGGACGCCGCCCAGGCCGCCACTCAAAACAACGTGTTCGCAGCATCGACGCCAACGGCCGATACGTCAAAAAATGCCGATAAATTGGAAGCATCGCACGATAGCGATGAGCTGCCAGAAGACCCCAGCGAATCAATCCACGATGCACCTCCGCCCAGCCCACTGGAGGACATCCGCCCATTCCGCTGCCTTGGATTCGCCGACGGCCGCTTTTTCTACCTACCGAACGGCTCCAAGCAGATCGTAGAGCTCACCGCGAGCGAGCACAAGAAACTCCCGCTTCTGCAGCTCGCCACGCTTCAATGGTGGCAGTCGATGTTCGCCGGCAAGGAGGATGCTGACTGGGGGCTTGCCGCCAACGCGCTCATACAGTGGCAAATCAAGGTGGGCATTTTCGACCCCAAGCGGATCCGCGGTCGCGGTGCTTGGATTGATGCCGGCCGCGTGGTCTTCCACGCTGGTGACCGGCTGTTAATCGAAGGGTCAGATGTCGGTATTCACGAGCACCCATCGCCATTCATTTACGAGCAAGCGCATGGGCTCGAACCCGAATCAGCGGCCCCGGCATCCAATACCGACGCCGCGAAGCTCATCACCCTATGCGAATCGGTCTCCTGGAAGCACCCCCTCAACGCCAAACTCCTTGCTGGGTGGTGTGTTATCGCGCCCATCTGCGGCGTGCTTCACTGGCGGCCTCACATTTGGATCAATGGCCCGCGCGGAACCGGCAAGACTTGGATCCTCGAAAACATCATTCAGCCCATCGCCGGTCGCGCCGCTTTGCAGGTCCAGTCAGCCACAACCGAGCCGGGTATCCGCCAGGCGCTTCGGTCCGACGCCCTACCGATCATCTTCGACGAGGCCGAGTCTGAAAACAGGCGCGGTCAAGAGCGCATGCAGTCCATTCTTGAGTTCGCCCGGGCGTGCAGCTCGGACACGGAGGCCATCATCGCCAAGGGCACGGCGTCCGGTGGCGGCATGCGGTTCAAGCCCAGGGCGTGCATTTGCTTCGCTTCCATTGGCGTAGCGGCCGTGCAGGCTGCCGATACCTCCCGTATAGCCGCACTTGAGCTGAAGCGCCGCGGTAGTGATTTCCAGTCGGCTTTCGATAAGACCCTCGCAATCTGGGGCGACACAGTCGGCCGCGAGGGCTACGTTGAATCCCTGCGCGCGCGCTCCCTTTCCTTGGCTCCGGTTATCCGGGCAAACTCAAAGACATTCGCCCGGGTGGTCGCCAAGCGACTAGGCGACGCGCGCCTAGGTGATCAAATCGGGGCGCTGCTTTCCGGCGCCTACTCGCTCACCTCGCGCAACGAGATCGCGATCGAGGACGCAACCGAGTGGGTCCAGCGTCAAGACTGGTCGTTCTTTGAGCCCGACGAATCCGACACCGACCAAGTGCGCGCCTTTACGATGCTCGTCGACGCCCATGTCAGGATCGAGCGCGACGATGGCCCGGCAATTACCCGAACAGTGGGCGAGCTCGTCGAGGATGCCATGTCGCCGGCCAGCGATCAAACTACGGCCCGCGCCATCCTTATGCGGCACGGTCTGCGCATCATGGAGGACGGCCTTTCAGTTGCGGTGGCAAACGGTCACCAGTTCCTCGCGAAGGTGTTTTCCGATTCAGCGTGGGCGGGTAAGCACCGCGATCAAATGGCGCGCATCCCGGGCGCGAAGGCGTCCATTGGCGCCGTTTCATTCGGCCCGGGGTCAAAGCACCGCGCGGTGCTCCTACCGCTGACACAGTTCACGGATTAGAAACCGGCAGCTCAGTTGTAATGCCGTTTCGGGTTTCGGTGCTTGCGTCCGCGCAACTGCTCGCGGATGCTTGCCGGCGTTATGGAAACCAAGACCTACACGCTTTACGAACCCGTCATCACCTACCGCGCCCGTCAGGGTGTGCGCCGCAAGCTCGACAACGCGGATAAACTGGCCGCCCGCTTCCGTGAGCTATTCACCGAGCTCAACCCCGACCCGACCAAGGAGGCCGTCATCATCGTTACCCTGTCGACGCGGCTCATGGAGGTAGGCTACCGCCTTATGTCGCTTGGCAGCTCGCGCAACGCATTGATTGCCCCCGCTGACACCATGCGCGCAGCGCTACTCCTTGGCGGCGTCGGTTTCGCCATAGCGCACAACCACCCTTCAGGCGACCCCTCACCAAGCGCAGCCGACGTTCGCATAACGGCGACCATTCGCGAGGCCGCAAAGGCCGTTGGGGTGGATTTCATTGATCACCTCGTGATAGGCGATGTGGGCGGCGACCCGCACGGCGTAGGCCATTACTCTTTCCGGAGCGCCGGTCAGGTTTAAGCCCAAGGGCCGGCCGCCCATCGGCCCCACGACCACCACCTGCCCCAGCCGCAACGCTGGGGCTTTTTTGTGTCCTGAAGGCCAGCAAGAACGCCACGGGAACGCGAAAAAACGCACTGTGTTCCCGCGTAAGTCCGTAATGACAAACAGCTTGCGTCACTTTTTTGGCGCTGGAACGGATTTTTGCAAAAGATAGATAGAGCGCCAAAGCGCGCGTGTGTGCGAGCGTGCGAGCGCGCGCTAGGGGTTATATCTATCTTTTACCGTTCCCGCGTTCCCAACCCTTCTTTTTTATTATCTTTATCTAAGTAAGAGTGTGAGTAAGAGAGAGTTAGCAAGCTATCGCGGCGGGAACAAAAACGGGAACGCGCGGGAACGCTGGCAAATATGCGTTCCTGACTTGCGTTCGCTACGAATAACCTTGCGCCAGCGCAACCAACCCGACAATCTCGGGGCGAATGGAGGAAGCGCCACTGCCACCAACAGCCCAAGTCGTCGCCGAAATCATTGGCCGCGAGCCTACCCTTGCCCTCGCAAGGACTGCCAAGTACCGCGCCATGTACGTGCCCTATCAAATCCGCGATAACCATTGGATCGCCAAGACAGTCGGCCGCCGTCATGCCGATGCACTCAGCCGTCACCTAGGCGGCCTGCACCTACCACTCGCACGTTGTGAGTCCGTCGTCACAGCCGAACGCAACGCGGCCATTCGCCTGGCCTTCCGCGCAGGCAAGACCATAGAGTGGCTTGCCGTTCAGCACACCCTATCTGCTCGCATGGTGGAGCTGATCCTTGACCCCAAGCGAGCGGCAGCTGTGAGGGCAACACAACGTGAGCGTGCCGCTCGCATGCGCAACACACCGGGCTACCAGCGGCCTGATCGGCAAACCAGCGGGGGTGGTCAAAAATGAACAGCACTAGGCAAAAACTGCCTACCGGCAAAATTTGCCTAAGAAAATTTTTCCCACCACGGGTCCTTCCCAGGGCCGGTAGGCGGGTAAGGCGAATCACCCCGTCATTTCGCTAGCTTCAGCGCAACAAACACCTCTTTGTTTTTGAGAACCTTACCCTGCCGAGGATGAATTGACTCAGCCAGCCAACGTCGCCCAAATCGCGGCGAGCATTGAACAAATTGAAACCGAAAAACTAATCCCGTACGCCATGAACGCCAGAACTCACAATGATGCCAACGTCGCCCAAATCGCGGCGAGCATCCGTGAGTTTGGCTTTACCAACCCGGTGTTGATAGACGGCGAGAACGGAATCATCGCCGGTCACGGCCGCGTCCTTGCCGCGCGTAAGTTGGACATGGTCACGGTGCCGTGCATTCGCCTGAGTTATATGACGCCGGCGCAGAAGCGCGCCTACGTGATTGCCGACAACAAAATCGCACTGAACTCGGGGTGGGACGAGGAGCTGCTAAAGGTCGAGCTGGCAACCTTGCGTGACGAAGATTTCAGTCTTGGCGTAACGGGATTTAGCGGAGAAGAGCTGGCTGCGCTACTCACCGCGGCGGAGGATTTGGAGAACATTGACTCCGACGGCGATGAAGCCAAGGGAGCATCGGTGGAGTACCTAGCCGTAGGCAAATTCAAGATCCCGCTCGACGCTGACGAAGTGCAGTCAATTACCGGCCTGATTGAAGCCTACGCGCAGGAAGCTGGAACTACTTTCGGTTTCGGCGCGTTCATGGTTCGCAAGATGGAGGGCAGCAAATGAAGCCTGGCCTCCACCTTGATTACGAGATCAAAGACATCGTCGGCGCCGACTACAACCCGCGCCGCATTGATAATGACGCGATTGAAAAACTGAAACACAGCCTGAGCGTAGTTGGCTGCGCGAAGCCGATTATTGTTCGAGGCCGAACTATTGTTGCGGGCCACCAACGAACCAAGGCATTGCGTGCCATGGGCGTAACACGGGCGCCGGTTTACTTACTGCCAACCGACGCGAGCACCTACGACGAAGTCCGATTCAATCAGCTGCACAACGGCACGGACTTGGACACCGGCGACGAAAGCGCGAGAGTGGTTGACGGTCTGCGTGGAGTGCGGGGCTTTACCCAGGTTGAGCCCGACCGACTGAGCGTTAATCAGAAGGCAGCGGGCGCGAATATCCGCCACGAGATCATGCGGCTCGTCACGATTTACGGATCGTGGGGCGCGTGTGTCGCCAGCGAATCCGGAGAGATTTTTCATGCTGCGCAATACGCTCTGTCGATGAAAACCATGGGGAAGAAGTGCCTTGTTTACGTGGTGCCAGCGGAGCGTGAAGCCGAAGCGCGCGAGTTGTTAGGGGCGCGATATGGCGTATTTAGTTATGACAACCTGCCGCGCGAAACCTACATTCAAACCTTCGCTCAAATGTTCCGCCTGCGCGAAGATGCCGAGCGCGAGAACGCGTCGCCAACTTACGTTGAGCACGTCATACCGTGGTTGCAGAAAAACCCGGGGGCGCGCGTGCTTGACTTTGGCTGCGGACAGGGAGACTACGTCCGTCGACTATCCTGTGCAGGTCATGCAATCCAAGGAATGGAGTTCTTTCGGCGTGCGGCTGGTAAGGACGCAATCGACGTAGCGGCGGTGAATGGCATGGTTGATTCGCTCATCTCATCGCTGAAAACTGCCGGACGTTTTGACGCAGTGGTTTGCGACTACGTGCTGAATTCTGTGGACACGCAGCAAGCCGAGGACGACGTGCTCACTTGCCTGGCGGCATTCTGTAAGCCGGGCGGTCAGGTGTTTTTTTCCGGCCGCAAAAAAGAGCGCATCGACTGGCAGGACACGATGAAGACCAACGTAAAGACAAAGCAGATCGGCCAGCGCTACGTCGAGTTCATCGACGAGCACGGCCTGTCGGCGCTTTATCGGAAGGGGCGGTGGTTCTACCAAAAGTTTCACAGCCGTGACGACATCGCGAATATCTCGGCCCGGTTTGGCTTTGCGATCACCAAGCACACCGAAAGTGCGGTGGCGTTTCAGCTATCGAGCAAACAATCAAAAACTCCTGCACGCGAATATGTTGCATCAGCTATTGACCGCGAATTTAATATGCCGCTGAATAGTACAGGACGGCGACTCGGCCGTCATAATGACGTGAAGGAAACTCTTTTATGCCTACTCTAAAAATTACATCAACGCACTCTCAGCTCACCGGCTGGAAGTACCTTTGGATGAAGACGGTCATCGGCTTTGACTCAGGCCAGCACTGCGCGCGCTGCCTCCGCGGCGACTACGTGAAGGCCGTCGGCTTGAAAATGCCGGTCAACGAAGACCTTGCGCTCGACTACCCCGAGGGCACGATCCTTTATCTCTGCGGCGTTTCCACGCCTTACCAGTGGCGCAACAACCTGCACCTCGCCGTGCGAGTGAAGGCCGGCGCCACCGCAACAGCAGGGGCTTGGACGGGCGACCGCGTTGAAATCCTCGGCGCAGAAGCGCTGCCGATTGACGGACTGGTAGCGCGCCGCGCGTTCCCGTCACGCAACTCGGCTTTTCTTACCTGCCGCAATTTTCAGTTCGGGGCTCAGTATTTTTAACCCGTGGCCAACGACACTGCCAGCCCTACCGTTCCAGTTGGCACGCTCGCCAAGCTGTTCAACCTGACCGACATTCGAGTACAGCAGCTCGCAAAGATGAGTGTTTGCGTGAAGGTTGCGCACGGGCGTTACGACCTCTGGCAGTCCATTCGCGGTTACATCAAATACCTGCAGGAGCGGCAAAAGGGCCTCAACACCGGGATGGGCACAGGCGACGACGCCGACCCCGACAGCTACGCGAAACACCGGACACGGCTTTACCGAGCGCGCGCCGACAAGGAAGAGGTGCAGGCTCAAATCATAAAGGGCAAGGCGCATGACGGTGAGATCATCGAAAAGGTTTGGGGTGACATGATCGCCAATGCAAAGACGCGCATCATGGCAATTCCAACGAAGGCCGCCGGTAAAGTTCAATCGGTGCTCCCGCTGCCGCAGGTTGAGGCGATCCTTCGTGAGCCATGCTTAGAAGCATTAAACCAACTCGCGGCCTACGACCCAGCGCGACTCGTCGCTGAGTTTGTGGCACAGCACCAAGAAGAGCTCCATCCGAGCGCAGCCGACGCGGACGCTGAATCCGACGCTGACGCCGACGAAGAGGAGACGCCAAGCGCGAAGGCATAGCGCGCACGCATGGACGAAGAGAACGCAACGATTCAACTCCTGCGGCGCATTGCTCGCCGCTGGGCACCGCCGCCATCATGGACCGTAAGCCAATGGGCTGACCGCCGACGCCAGCTCCCTCGCGAGTCATCCTCTGAAGCCGGGCAATGGGACACCGCGCGCGCGGAATACCAACGCGACATCATGGACTCGGTGTGCGACCCAATGGTTGAGCGCGTTGTCGTGAAGTCGTCCGCGCAGGTGGGCAAGTCCGAGATCATCCTGAATGTGGTCGGCTACTTTGTAGACTTCGACCCATCGCCGATGTTGTTGGTTTACCCAACCGACAAGATGGGCGAGGCGTTTTCCAAGGACCGTATCACGCCTATGTTGCGCGACTCGCCGAGCCTGCGCGACAAGGTCGGCGACCAAAAGGCGCGCGACTCTGGGAACACCATCACGCACAAATCGTTTCCAGGTGGATCGCTAAACATCGTCGGCGCAAACTCCCCCACCGACCTTGCGGGCCGCTCGGTTCGCATCGCGCTTTTTGACGAGGTTGACCGCTACCCGGCATCAGCCGGCACGGAAGGCGACCCAGTTGCGCTCGGCGAAAAGCGCACGACTACGTTCTGGAACGCCAAGAAAGTCCTTGTCAGCACGCCGACCGTGAAGGGGTTTTCCCGAATTGCGGCCGCCTATGACGAGTCGGACAAGCGGGTGTTTGAAGTGCCGTGCCCGCACTGCGGACATGATCATGTGCTTGCGTGGAGCAATGTGGTGTTTGATTCCGCCAAGCCGGAAGAGGCGAGCATGAAGTGCCCGAGCTGCGCGAAGGTTTACGGCAACGCCGAGAAAAACGTGGCGGTGAGCAAAGGCCGCTGGCGGGCGACGGCGCCATTTAAGGGCACGGCCGGATTCCACGTGAACGAACTTTACTCCCCGTGGAGTTCAATCGCGAAGGTCGTGCGTGATTTTCTAGCCGCCAAGGACTACCCGGAGCGCCTAAAAACGTGGGTCAACACCTCGCTCGGCGAAGAATGGGAAGAGGGCGACTTCACCCTGGACGGTCCGGCGGTGTCGAAGCGCGCCGAGAAATACCCGGCACCGGTTCCCGGGCGCGTGCTGACGATGACGTTCGGCGCGGACACGCAGCCCGACCGCATTGAGGCGGAGTTGATCGGCTGGGGCGCAGGCGAGGAATCGTGGTCAATCGACCACGCCGTTTTCTGGGGCGACCCCGACATTCAAGAGGGGCGCCCGGGTTCGCCATGGGGGGCGTTCACGGATTGGCGGCGCAAGCGGTGGAAGCACGAGAGCGCCGGCGAGATGGTTGCATGGGGTGGGTGCATCGACTCGGGCGGCCACAACACCGAGGCCGTTTACAGCTACTGCCGCGGGCGGCGGGGCGAGCGCGTGTTCGCGGTCAAGGGCGTTTCCGGCGAGGACAAGGCGCTTGTCTCGGCTGCGCAGCGCAAGCGCGTCGGCAAACAGCGCAGGCCGGTTGACCTGTTCCTTGTCGCGGTCGATCAGGTGAAGTCGATCACCTATCGCCGCCTGCGTATCGAGTCGCCTGGCGCTCCGGGCTATTGCCACTTTCCTGCGGGCCGCGCTCCGGAGTGGTTCGAGCAGCTGGTCGCCGAAAAGCCGGTGACCGAAAAAGACCGAAAGGGTTTTAAGAAACGCGTGTGGAAACTGCCGGAGGGCAAACGCAACGAGGCGCTTGACTGCCGCGTTTATGGATTCGCCGCCCTCGTGCTGGCAAAGCCGGACTTTTCAAAGCTCGCCTTGAAGATGAAACTTGCGCGCTCACCACTCGTGGTTGAGCGAGGCGAGGTCGAGAAGGTAATGCCGGAAGAGGAGCATGACGATGCCGAAGAAACACCGCCGTCACCGCCGCCAGCCAAGCCGGCTCCGCCAGCCCGGGCGCCTACCCCTGATCCTGAAATGCCGGATCCGCCAGCGGTGCCGGTAAAGATTCCGCCGCGGCCACGCGCAGGGAAGCTCAGGCGAGGCGGATTCGTGAACGCCTGGTGACCACGGGAAAGACCCGCACAAGACGGGCAGGCTACCGCTGCCCATACTGGCCCGGACAGCTTGCCTCCCGTCGCCGGCGCGGCGGCTTCGTCCGAGCATGGTAAACAACCTCCCATCAACGATCATTGCAGGCGAGACGTTCCGCGCGCAGATTTGCGCAGTGGCTGACTCCGTCACGTTCTACTTGCGTGGCCCGGCCGCCTACACGGTGACCACCACCGCGACCGGCGACACATGGCAGGCATCACAGGCGACTGCCGAATGGGAACCCGGCACCTACGCAGTCGAGGCATGGGCGGTGAACGCCGTCGTTTGCGGCGAGACCATTCCCAGCTACCTCGTTGCGCGAACCCGCATCAACGTCGAGGCTTCGGCTGTTTCCGGCGGCGCGGCATTCAACGCGCTAAACAAATACGAGCAGATCGTGACCGCGATCGAGACTCACCTCGCGGGCAACGGATCGGACCCCACCTGGCGGTCCTACAAAATCAACAACCGCGAGATTGCCCGCCACTCCGTGCCGGAGCTGTTGCAGCTTCTTGCGCACTACAAACGCCTCGCCGCGATCGAGCGCCGCAAGCAGCGCGGGCAAAGCATCCTCGGGCCCGACATCCGGTTCCGCTTCTGACCCCGAATTTCATGCCTTTTAACTGGAATCCCTTTCGCAGCCGCTCTTCCGCCCCTGCCGGCGGCCTCCCTGAGTCAGTCGTTGCCGACGCTCGCAAGCGTCGCGCTGGAATTATGCGCTCAGCGCAGCGCTCGCTTTTGCAGGCGGCCGACACCACGCGGCTTGAGCAGACGTGGACAACCACCCCGCACACGGCCGACACCTACATTGAGCAGCACTGGACGACGCTTGTCGCCCGCTCGCGTGACGCCGGCCACAACCGCGACCACGCGCGAAAGTTTCTGCAGCTCGTGCAGGACAACGTCGTCGGCTCGCGCGGCTTCCGCTTTCATGCCGACGTTCAGGATTTCAACGGCGTCACCGACATGCCGGCAAGCAACGAGATCGAGCGCGAGTGGAAGCGCTTCAGTCGCCGCGGTAATTTCGATGTCACGGGCAAACTCGGCCGCACCGACTTTGAACGCCTCTGGGTGAAAACGCTCGCGACCGACGGCGAAGCGATTGCGGTAAAAATTTACGGCGAGAAGGCTGGCCCCTACGGCTTTGCGGTGCAGATGGTTGACCCCATGTTCCTTGATCCTCGGCACAACGAGGTCATCACTCCGGGCGGAAACTACATCAAGCACGGCATCGAGTTCACGCGCGAAGGCCGGCCGGTCCGCTACCACTTCCGCGAATACGACGAGCAGCACGTCGGCTATATCACGTACTCGAGTCAGAAGTACAACGTCGTGCCCGCCGACATGGTGATTCACGACTTTTTGCCAGAGGTGGTAAACCAGAAGCGCGGCCTGCCTTGGATGCGTGCTTCGCTCTGGCGCATGCGCATGCTATCGGGATTTGAGGATGCTGCGGTGGTCAATGCCCGCGTCGGCGCCGCGAAGGGCGGTTTCTTCCGCGACCCTGACGGCGACACCCTGGACGAAGCAGAACTGCCGGCCGACGCCGAGGCCGGCGCGTTCATGAACATCGGCAACATGGAGTTTGTGCCCTACGACCCAGCCTATCCCGCCGGCGACTTCGGCCCCTTCATGAAGCGGTGCCTGATGTCCATCGCATCCGGACTTGGTCCCGCGTATCACAACATCGCCTCCGACATGGAGGGCGTGAACTACACGTCCTCGCGCACCGCCGAGTTGGCCGAGCGCGAGCTGTGGAAAGGCATTCAGGACCACGTGATCGAGGCGCTGTGCGTTCCCATTTACGAGGCGTGGATTGATTTCTGCCTGTTGGCCGACCGCATCAAAGTGGCGAACAAGCCGCTCAAGATGGAGCGCGTGGAACGCTACAAATCGGCGGGGCATTTCACCGGGCGCCGGTGGGAATGGGTGGATCCAAAAAAATCTCTGGACGCTCACAAACTCGCGGTCGAGCTCGGCGTCAAATCGCGTCAGGCAATCATTCGCGAAACCGGCGACGAGCCGTGGACCGTGTGGGATGAGCTTGAGGAAGAGCGCGGCGAAATGCGCGACCGTGGCATTCCTGTGGACGACACGCAGGGTGGCGGCTCAACCGTTTCGCTTATGGGCGCCGACGGCGAGCCCGTGGACATTACGACCGGCGGCAAGGCCGGTAAAGGTGCGGCCGCTCAGGGTGCTGCGGTCGCTGCCGCCCAGGGCGACGTACAAGGAACGGCCCTCAACGGCGCGCAGGTCACCGCCTTGGTTCAGCTCGCCGCGCAGGTAGCGCAAGGGCAGCTCCCGCTCGAAACCGCGAAGGCCATTGCCAAGGCGTCCTTCCCGCTCGTGCCTGATTCCGAGGTGGACGCCATCTTCGCGCCGCTCCTGAAGTTCACGCCAAAACCTGACCCGGCGACTGCACGGCCGGCCAATTCCTCCGCACAGTAACCAATTTCAATTCACCTATACCATGGCTCAAAACATCATCACTGATTACACGCTGAACAAGGCCGGCGGCACGCTGACCTTGAACGGCATCGCGACCGTTCGCGTAGAAAGTCTTATTCGTGTCTTCAACATAACTCGGAACGTAATGGTTCACGAGCTCGCTGCGAAGAACACGATCCTGCAAGCGGTCGGATCCGTTTTCACGCTGTCTGCCGCTGCGCTCGATAGCATCAGCGCCGATACCGACGTGCTTCATATTGTCTATGACGGAAGCATCCAGACCGTTGATGCCGCCTACGAACCGACCGGCGGCAAGCTCCTCGTCGGCACAGCCCGCGAAAAATTTTTTGATAATTTCCGCGAATTCGACACCAGCCCAACGGGTAATTGGCAGGTGGTCCAAACCGGCGACGGCATGGCTATCACCGGCCCTTTTGGTGGTGGGGTAGCAGGCGCAACCCCCTACATTAACATCTCCAGCGGCACCACCTCAGGAGCAATGACCGTGATTCTGTCGCGGGCCTCGTTCTTGCCTCCGACGGAACTTCGGTATCAGATCAGCGCATCACAGCGCATCGCCAACAACGCCTTTAGAATCGGCTTTGTTGAAGTCGATGACGCGGGCGCGTTGGTTGTTGATACGACCTATGCCGCAGCCCCCGGTGTGCTCAATGCTCGCAACGCCGTGTTTCAGGAAATGAGCGGCACGACTGCGACGACTGGCACGCTTCTGGTGCGTGCTGCCGCAGCCGCGCAGGACTCTTTTACTACTGCCTTTGGCGTCGGCTCCACCACGGCTGCCACAGGTTCGACGCCCAACTTCATCGTTGCGGCCACCTACGGTCTCATGTTCGAGCGCGACCGCATCAACGCCCGTTCGTGGGGTCAGAATTTGATCGCCAACACAGGCGGACAATTTGCCTATGACCGCACGCTCCCCAACCCAACGCGAAAATACAAACTGTGTATCCTTGTGGAGAATACGGGGGTCCCGGCTAGCTCGACGGATTGGCGCATCCACCTCGTAAACGTACTGGATGCCGTGCGATTCGATGTCAGTCCCCGCGCTGCGGGCACAAACGACCTGTCGAAAGCATTTCCGGTGAATCTCGCGGGCGGTACACTCGGCACCCTTACCACCTTGACCACGGCGGGCACCCCCGCAGTCCCAGCAACGCCGTATTTCGTCAACTCGGCGGCGTCCACCAACGGCGCTTTGATCCTCACCGGAACGTCCGGCCTGAGTGCGCTTTGGGCGACGAACACCGGAGCAGGAGCGGCGTTCGTAAAACTCTACAACAAGGCCACCGCGCCAACGGTCGGCACCGACGTTCCCGAAATGATTATCCCCGTCCCAGCGGCTTTGGCTGGCGTGCCAGGCACGGCAACGCTGCCGATGGGTTTCAACGGCTTCCGGTTCCCGCTCGGACTCGGCATCGCGATTACGGGGGCGGTTGCCGACACCGACACCACCGCTGTCGCAGCCGGACAGGTCAAAGTCAAACTCAGCCGCACCGTCTAATCAAATGCCTACTAACTACAACCCTGCAACGGGACTTCCATATACTCGCGTCGAGTCAATTCACATCGAGTTTCGCCCAGACCGCGCCGATGTCACCATACTCGAAGGTGAGGCAATCGTCGCGGGCGGAGAGGTACGCAGGCTCGATTCGGTGCCTCGCGTCCTCACGTTCACGCTGCCACTCGACGCCGAGGGCCTAGCCGCCGCGTTTCCCCGCCGCGATTTTGAGACGGGCGAGGTTACGACCGGCAACGTCACGGTCGGCGAGGTTGTTGTAGGTATGCTCGCCGTCATTCGCGCTAAGCAGATCGAGAGCTAAACGCCGACCATTTCGCTTACCGCACACGGCCGACCTGCCGTAACGCAGGAAAGACCCGCACAAGACCTGCGCGGGTCGCATCCATAATATCAACGCAACATGAGCACCGTAGCAACCGAGGTCTCACAGGCCCAGCGCATCGCCCCCGGCGTGATGCTGCGCCGCGCCCTGCGTGTCGGCACCATCGACAAGGAAAAGCGCACCGTCGAGGTGGCGTTTTCGTCCGACGTTGAGCTGAAGCGCTGGGGCGAAATCGAGGTTTTGTCGCACGCGCCTGGTGCCGTCGACATGACCCGCATGGAGGACGGCGCGGCCGTCCTCTTTAATCACAATTTCGATACGCAACTCGGCGTCGTTGAGAGCGCCCGCATTGATCCTGACGGCAAGGGCCGCGCTGTTGTCCGCTTCGGCAACGGCACCTTTGCTGAAGAAAAATGGCGGGATGTCCAGGACGGAATCCTGAAGCACATCAGCGTCGGTTACAAAATCGAAGAAGTGAAGCTGAACGAGACCCGCTCTGATGGAACCGACGTTTACGTCGTCAACCGTTGGCAGCCCTACGAGATCAGCTTCGTCACCGTCCCTGCCGACCCGACCGTCGGCGTGGGCAGAAACCTAAACACCGCCTCCGCTACCGCGCAGGCTCCGGTCGAAAAATCTCAGAAACCAACTATTACCATGAGTGCAAATCCCACCGCTGAAAATCAGCCCGCTGGTCCCGACCTTGCTGTTGAGACCCGCAAGGCTTCCGACGCCGAGTTCTCGCGCGTTCGTTCCATCCTCGAAATCGGCAAGAAATATGAGCTGGCCGACCTCGCGCAGGAGTTCGTCTCCGAGCGCCGTAGCGAAGCCGAGTTCAAAGAAGCCGTGCTCACCAAAATGCAGGAGCGCACCAAGACGCTGAAGAGCTCCGGCGAAATCGGCATGTCCGACAAGGAGGCCCGCAAGTTCTCGTTCGTCCGCCTCCTTGCTTCCGCCGCCGACCCCAAGAACCACAAGCTACACGAGGCCGCCGCTTACGAGCGCGAAGTCTGCGAAGCCGCCGCCAAAGCCTCGCACCGCTCCGTTGCTGGCATGAGCATCCCGCTCGAAGTGCTCCGCACCCCGCTTGACGCCGAGCTCTCCAAGCGCGCCGATGTTCTCTCGGTCAAGACCGGCACCGGCTACACCGGCACCGGCTCCGCCACCGTTGCGACCACGCTGCTCGCCAGCTCGTTCGTCGACCTGCTCCGCCCCCGCACCTTCATCATGCGTCGCGCCTCCGTGCTCGGCGGCCTGGTTGGCAACTTCGACATCCCGAAGCAAGTCACCGGCGCCTCTGGCTACTGGATCGGCGAGGATGATCCCGCTGGCCAGTCCGATGTCGACTTCGGCCTCATCAGCCTGAACCCCAAGACCGCCTCCGGTTTTGTGGATGTCACCCGCAAGATGCTCATGCAGTCCTCGCTCGACGTGGAGGCCCTCGTGCGCCTTGACCTCGCGAAGGGTCTTGCCCAGACCATCGACAAGGCCGGCCTCTACGGCACCGGCGCCAACGGCCAGCCCAAGGGTCTGAAGCTTTATGACGGCATCAACGCCGTGGACTTCTCTGGCGTCAACCCCACCTACGCTGAGCTCGTGGAGATGGAGTCGCAGATCGCTGCCGACAACGCCGACGTGAACTCCATGGCCTACGTGGTCAACTCCGGCATGCGCGGCTACACCAAGAGCACCCTGAAGTTCTCTGGCGTGTCCGGCACCATTTGGGAACCGGGCGACAGCATCAACGGCTACGGCACCGAGGTCACCAATCAGGTCACCGCCGGCGACGTGTTCTTCGGTAACTGGTCCGACTTCTGGGCAGCCATGTGGGGCGGCCTGGAGCTGAACGTCGATCCGTACAGCCACAGCACCCGCGGCCGCATTCGCGTGATCGCCATGCAGGACGTGGACTTCGCGGTTCGCCGTGTCGAGTCCTTCACCTACGGCAAGCAGCTCACCCCGTAATCTGAGCACAACACTGGCGGCCCCTTAACCGGGGCCGCCTAAAACCAAAACACCAACTCACACTCACATGGCTATTACCATCACCGCAGTTCGGCCCCTTATGGTTGCCGGCTCTCTTGTCGCTGTCGGCGGCACCGCGTCGGTTGACGACGCGCTGGCCCTTCAGCTCGTGAATAACGGCGACGCCACCGCAACCCTTGCGGATAACGGCACCGCCCCTGGCAACTTCGAAGTCGTTTTCTCCGGAACCCGCAGCTGGGCCGGCGGCGCGGCCGCTACCGATGCCCTGACCCTGACCGGCCTGAAGGCCACCGACATCGTGAACGCCACGTTGCGCGCTCGTGCCAGCACCGAGACCCTTGTTCTCGCCGTGCCCACGACCAACACGCTGACCTTCACGCTCTCGGCGAACGGCACCAACACCACGACCAAGATCGACTACAAAGTCCTTCGCCCGCTCTAAGTGAGCAGGTCGCTTCAGGTTGGGCGCCGGCCGGTAACGCCGGCGCCCTTTTTTTGTTAACCCGACACGTATTTTATGGCCACTACCATTTTGCCCAAAGGCGAGACCATGCAGGTGCGCTTGCTGCGCAGCATGCACATTCGGGGCGAGTACATCGCCGCCGGCACCGTGATCAACGTGGACCGGCAAGACGGCCGCCAGATGATTTATCACGAGCGCGCCGTGCCGTTCGTTGAGCAGCCCGCCGCCGCCGCGGTCGCCGAGCCCGTTCCCGCCGAGCCCGCCGAGCCCGCGCGTTCCGAGCCCGTGAACTCCGCCGCCGAGCCCGAGCGTTCCGAGCCCGCGCCCGCCGCCGAGCCCGAGCCCATCCCTTCCGATGCACCAGGCGTGCAAACGGATTTAGCGCCCGTCGCCGAGTCGGCGGACGCGGTCATTTCCGCCGAGCCCGCGAAGGCCCGCCGTACTCGTAAGCCCAAGGCCGACACCGTGGCCGATGCGGGAATCCCCGTTTCGCCCGCGACTCAAACCGAGAATCCCGGCGCCTCCGTCTGATGGCCTTCGTCGAGCCCACCAACGTATTCTTCAACGCCGGCCCGCTGAGTTTCAGCGTGCCGGCTACGTTGCGTTTTAATAGCGGCAACGTGGTGAAGCAGGTGATTTTTGACGACCCTTTCCTTGACACGCAGGCTGGCGAGGTCGTCATGGACACGCGCCGCCCGATGCTCACCGCGCGCGAGTCTGACCTAGCCGGCGTCACCCGGGGCCTCCTTGTTTCGATCGGCGCGAAAAATTACAGTGTGATCGAAGTCCGGCCGGACGGCACCGGCATGGCTTACGTTGAGCTTGCCTACGAGGCGTAGCGCGGCACGCTCCCGGCGATGATTCCAAACGGCTACTACCTTGCCGGGCCTATGTCCGGTTTCCCTGAAAATAACTTCCCGGCGTTTCATGCCGAGGCCGGCCGCCTGCGGGCGCTTGGCCACCGCATCGCAAACCCCGCCGAGGCGTCTATCGGCGAAAACCCAACCTGGGCGGGTTTCATGCGCGAGGACATCGGCATGCTGTTGACTTGCGAGGCTGTCGTCGTTTTGCCGGGGTGGGATAAATCCAAGGGCGCAACGCTTGAAGTGCACATCGCCCGCTCGCTCGGCATGGCGGTGCTTGACCTAAGCCTTCAGCCCATTCCTCATGAGTAGTTCCCCGCTGCGCGTAAAGTTCGACGCCTCGGACTTTGAATCGCTCGGGGCGGAGTTCAGCGTCTTTAAGGGTGAGATCCAAGAAGCCGTGCGGCGCGCCGTGAAAACCACCACCCAGCGGATTCAAGAGGAGGCAATCAGCGAGTTCGTGAAGGTCTCCGGCCTGCGCGTGTCGGGTGTGAGGAAGCGCATGTTTTTGCGTTACAAATACGCCGACGGCTACGGGCGCATTTGGTGGGGACTGTCGCCGGTATCGCTGGCGTTATTGAGCCCGAGGCGCTCGGCCAGCGGAGTGCGTGCAGGCCCCGTCTCAGTAGCGGGAGGGTTCATGCCGGGAGGCGACTATAAGCGCTCGGTGTTTAAGCGTCGCGGCCGCGAACGCCTGCCCATAGACAAACAGTTTTACGAAGTACGCGACATGGGCGAAGGCGTTATTCGCGAAAAGATTGAACCCGTGATCGAAAGTATTTTTAAGGAGGAGCTGCGCGATGAACTCCTCGGCGCTGTCTCCGGCGCCACGCGCGCGAAACGCCGCACCACCAAACGCTTTAAGCCATGAGCCAAGACGCCTATAACCCCCTTCCTGCCGTTGACCTGGCCGCGCTTCATGAAGCGATCAAGACCGGCCTGCGCGCCGCGTTCCCCTTGTCGGGGCCGGGCGCCGTTGTGACCATCGACTATTACGGCCGCCAAGGTGAGCGCATCGTCACGCCGGCGATCCTCTTTGAGCTCACGGCGATTCTCCCGGGCGAGGGCGACGACGACGTGGGCACCGAGCAGTACAACTCGACACTCGAGTTCTCCGCTTATGTGATGGTGAGCTACCGCGAGGTCGCCGCCAAGCTCGCCGTTCGGTCCCTCATTGCTCGCACGCTCGCCGCGATCCGCGGTCAACGCTGGGCGCAGACCGGCGTCTTCACGCAGGCCAAGGTTTCCGGCGCGTTCCCCGACCAATTCCAAAACACGCAGGGCGGCAAATCGCCGAACGAGTCTTATGAGATGTGGCGAATCGATTGGACTCACGACGCGGTTATTAAGACCAGCGTATGGGACCCGTCCGGCGTTGTCCCGACCGAGGTCTGGCTTGGCATTGACCCCGAGACCGGCGTGCCGAACGTGGACAAATACACGCAGGTTGTGCCCGAGGCACCGTAACCCATGAATGAATTTGCGCTCAATGAACTGGCTCGGCGAATGTCGAACCTGATTCGCGCCGGCACCATCGGCGAGGTCAACGCCACCGATGCGCGCGCCCGCGTGCAGATTGGCGCGCTGCTTACCGCGCCGCTGCCGTGGCTGACCGCTCGGGCCGGTGAAGACCGCACCTGGTGGGCGCCGAGTATTGGCGAGCAGGTTCTCGTGCTCGCGCCCGACGGCGAGCTGGCAGCCGGGTGGATTCTCCCGGGCGCTTACACTCAGGCATCGCCGGCGCCGGTCACCAATCCAGCCATTCACCGCACGACCTACCGCGACGGGGCCGTCGTTGAATACGACACCGCCGAGCACAGGCTCACCGTCTCGGGCGTCGCGCAGGTAGCCGTCACTGGCAGCACGAGCTTGGTCGTCACCGCTCCGGCTATCACGATGAATGGCGACTTTACGGTCAACGGCAACACCACGCTGAACGGTCCGCTCGCCCAGGGCACCGGCTCAAACGGCGGCGACGCGATCATGGCCGGCCCCTTGCAGGTTGCAGCCGACGTTATTGCCGACGGCGTCTCGCTTACTTTACACACGCATGGTGGCGTTGACACCGGCGGTGGCGATACCGACATCCCGAATTAACCTTAATCCTAACTACCTATGCCCGACACTTGGAACTCACTCACGCTTGGCGATATTTTCCCCGGCCCTAGCAGCACGATCGGCTCGCTTAAAGGGCAGGCTGATAACCTGTTTGCCCGCTATGGCCGGATACAGTCGCAGCTCAACGCGAAGGTCGCCGCGCTGGAGACAATGAAGAACGAGTCAACGACGCTTGCCAACGGTCTCACACAGGCAGGTTTTTACCGGATCAATCTCGCGCCAAGCGTAGGCGGCTGGGCTGACCGCGCAAGCTCGGCCGCAGGCGCGCCGCCGAACGAGGGTTATTCGTGCGGCATTCTGATCGTCGTGCAGGCGCCCGATCTGCTCTCGCTCGGCGACAAGTACACGAAGCTGACCTCGATGCTGACCTCGCCGGTCAACCTCGGGTAACTGACCAGCCGGCGGCGGCGGGGCGTGCCGCTGGCAGGAAAGCGCGCTGATTACGGCGAGGCGTGCCGTTAGCAGGGAAGCGCGATGATTACGGCGAGGCGTGCCGCTAGCAGGAAAGACCCGCACAAGACCCAAGCCGCGCCCCTGCGCATACTCGCCGGGCAATGCGCGGCATCAACGCATCTTCAGGCAAGGCCATCGACGGCTTAGCCCACCTCCGGCAATCCATTGGGGACATTCTCTCGACCCCGCTGGGAAGCCGCGTCATGCGCCGCACTTACGGATCGCGCCTGTTTCAGTTGGTCGACGCGCCGGTCAACCGCGGCACGCTCGCCGAAATTTACGCCGCGACCGTTGACGCGCTTGTTACATGGGAGCCGCGCATCGCAGTTGAGCGCGTCCGGGTTGAGGCAATCAAGGCCGGCCGGATAACACTCACGCTCACCGCTACTCTCGTTGAATCCGGTGAACCTATCACGCTTGACGGGCTCGTCGTTTAATTTTCGCGCATGTCCACTTTTACGCCCATTGACCTCTCGCTTGTTTCCGCGCCGTCCATTGTGGAGGCACTGGATTACGAGACCATTTTGGCCGCGATGCTGGCCGACTTGCAGGCGCGCGACTCCGCGTTCACCGCGCTGGTTGAGTCCGACCCCGCTTACAAAATCCTTGAGGTCGCCGCCTATCGCGAGCTGTTGCTGCGCCAGCGTGTAAACGACGCGTGCCGCCAGGTCTTGCTCGCCTACGCGGTGGGCACGAATCTCGAACAACTCGCCGCGCTGTTTGGCGTCACCCGGCTGACGCTGACTCCGGGCGACCCCGACGCCATCCCGCCTGTTGAGCCTACCTATGAGTCCGACACCGATCTGCGCCGCCGTGTACAGCTGTCGCTTGAGGGCCTGTCCACCGCAGGCCCGGTGGGCGCTTACATTTACCACGCCTTGACTGTGCCGGAGGTCGCCGACGCTTCAGTGGAGTCTCCGGACCCGGGCGATGTCGTTGTGACCGTGCTGGCCCGCGCCGGCACCGGCCTGCCTAGCGCGCAGACAATCGACGACGTTGAGGCGGCGCTGAATGCCGAGGACGTGCGACCCTTGACGGATAACGTCACCGTGCAGGCGGCGACGATTGTTTCCTACGCGATCACCGCGACGATTTACACCTACGCCGGGCCTGACCCAGTCACGGTCATCGCTTCCGCTCAGGCGTCCGCCACGGCTTATGCGGCGACGAACCGCAGGCTCGGCCGCAACATTACGCTGTCGGGCGTTTACGCGGCTCTGCATCAGCCCGGCGTTCAGCGCGTCGAGCTGGCAGCGCCGCTGGCCAACGTAACGTGCACCGCCGCGCAGGCCGCCAACTGCACCGCGGTAACTATCACCAACGGGGGCACTGACGAATGAGCGAAGAGCTTGATCTGCTCCCGCCAAATGCGACCGCGCAAGAGCGCGCGATGTCGCTGGCTACGGCGCGCGCCGGCGAAGTGCCGATGCAGATCAAGCAGGTTTGGAATCCGCAGACCTGCCCGGCCGGCATTCTGCCTTGGCTCGCCTGGGCGCTGTCGGTTGACGCGTGGGATTCAAACTGGACCGAGCAGCAAAAGCGCGACGCGATCGAGGCGAGTGTTTCCGTGCATCGCGTGAAAGGCACGGTCGGAGCGGTGCGCCGTGCGTTGCAGGCTATCGGCTACGAGGTCATGGTCGATGAAAACACCGGCACCCCGTACACCTTCCGCCTGCAGGTTGACATCGGCGAGACCGGCGGCACCGAGGAAATTTACGACGAGGCTGAACGCATCGCGCTGCGCAACAAAAACGCACGCTCTCACCTGCTGGGCGTGGACGCGATCGGCACCGTAAGCGGATTGACCCGCCTGTGCTCGGTAGGCATTGACGGAAACACCACGCGAGTTTGGCCCGACGTGGTCGAGTTGCTGTCCCGTGTGGACATCCTGCGAATCCTCTCCGCTGAGCAGACCATTGACACGGCCCGCGTGATTCCTGAAGCACTTACCGACATAACTGTTTCCGGAGAACTGACTGCCGGTGGCGCGTTTGCCTACGACTTAACTATTTCAATCTAATCATGCCTGCGACCTACAAATCCATCGTTACCACACTCGGCCAGGCGAAGATCGCCACGGCCATCGCAAACAACTCGACCGTCAATCTTTTCGAGATGGCCGTCGGCGACGGCAACGGCAATGCCACCACTCCGAACGTTTCGCAAACGGCGCTCGTGCGCGAGCAATACCGCGCGCAGCTCAACACGCTGACGAACGATCCGCAAAACCCCAACTACGTCATCGCCGAGCTGGTGATCCCGTCGAGTGTTGGCGGGTGGACGGTTCGCGAGGTCGGCGTTTACGACAATGCCGGCGCCCTTGTCGTCGTCGCGAATTTCCCTGACACCTACAAGCCCGTCATCGGCGAAGGCAGCACGCGCGACCTGATCGTTCGCATCATCATCGAGGTAGCGGAGGCCGACGCGCTCACGCTGACGATTGATCCCGCGGTCGTGCTAGCCTCGCGGCAATGGGTGTCGGACAATTTTAGCATCGCGATTCAGATCCCTGGCGGCACCACCGGGCAGATTCTGCGCAAGGCATCCAACTCAGCCGGCGACTTCGAGTGGTTTGACCCGGTCGCCGGTTACAACATCCTCGTGGATGTCGTGGAGGAATACCAGACACTCGCCGCTTTACAGACGGTGGTCAATCTGGCCATTGCTACGACCAACGGTGCGGCGGTTTATGTCGACGGCGTTCGACTGGAGTCCAGCGAATGGGCGGCGACTGATTCCGACACGATCACGCTCGATGAATCTTACCCGGATGGTTCGCGCATCACGGTGTTGCAAAATGAGCCATTGTCGTCTGGAGATTTCCTGCGCACTGCGAATCAGCTTAGCGAGATCAATGCAGCTGGTTCCGTCGCCCGCGAAGCTGCGCGCGTGAATATCGGGTTGCCGGCCGGCGGCACAACGGGAATTATTCAGGCCGTCGCGCAGTTCCTTTACCCGGTGGGCGCGCTGTGGATGTCGACGGTTGCAGGCGATCCTTCGTCAATCTTGGGCTTCGGCACTTGGGCGCGCTTCGCTGAAGGCCGAGCCATCGTTGGCTTTAATGCGTCGGACTCCGATTTCAACGCGATTGAAAAGACGGGTGGCGCGAAGACCCACACGCTTATTTCGGCAGAGATACCTGCGCACGTTCACGTGATTGATCCGCCGCCGACTAACACGTCTAGTGGCGGCGCACACAATCACACGACAAGATTTAATCGCACTTCAAAATCCAGTAACGCAACCCCTTTCATACTCTCCGATCCTACTGTTGGAGAAAATCTAAACGGCTCTGTAGACCTGACAACCAGCACGAGCGGCGACCATGCTCACACCATTGACATCCCCGCGTTCAACTCAGGCAGCGTAGGCAGCGGGCAGGGCCACAACAATTTGCAGCCCTATATCACCACTTTTATCTGGAAGCGCACTGCGTAATTAAACACAGCCCATGCCTTACACACTTACACTCACGACGGCTGGCCAGGCCAAGATCATGGCCGCCATTGCCGCAGGCAGCAAAGTTACGCTTACGCATATTGCAGTCGGGTCATCGGCGACTCTGCTCACTGTTGCCAGCACGGCGCTCGGGCAGGAGCGGTTTCGCGCCTCGATCAATAACCAGTCGGTAGCGGGTAACGTGCTGACCATGACGGCAATCGTTCCGAGCACGCAGGGCGGCTGGTATATCCGCGAGCTGGCCGTCTTCGATGTTGACGGAACGCTGATCGCCTTTTCTCAGTTCCCCGAGACCTATAAGCCGCAGCCTTCGATTGATAATGTAGGGGTAAACCTGACGTTAACCGCGTCGCTGAATGTCATCAATGCAGCGGCGATTACGGTGACGGTGTCTGCGGCCGCGCTGGTGTTGGTATCAAACAAGGCTACCGCCGCAGAAGTGAGATCCGGCACTGCTGACAAGTGGGTGGATGCAAAGGAAAGTCAGACTGAATTAAGCGCGCGGTTGGCCGCGCTTATCGAGCGCGAGGGCCTGCGGTTTGACGGGACGGCGGGGGCTACTATTTCAAACGGCGGGATTCCGGCTGTGGGGACGGGGGATTTTACGATAGCGTTTCTCCTAGCACCCGGAACTACATTGGGAGACTTAATTAGCGGAAATACAAACTCTCTTTGTGCTTATTATGGCGGAGATTATTTAGGCATACAAAAGCTTAATGTGGCAAACGGTGGATTTGTTACAAAAACAATAACGGAGGCAACAATATGCACTTATGTTAGGCAAAGTGGCGTTGGGCAGTGGTATGTAGCTAACGCAGCTTTTGGCAGTCCACAGGCTGACACAAATGACTATAGCGTACCAAGTACCCACATGATGCAGCGTGGCGACGGTACGCAGAAAGCATCTGGGAGTCTTGCCGCAACGCGTGCATTCAACTACGCCCTAACCCAGTCCGAAATCACGGCGCTAATCGGACGCGGTCTGGTCACGCTGCCGGAGCAACGCGGCGGGAGTATGGTGAGCCTAATCCCATCTGGCAACGGCGCATCACTTGGAGCAACCGACGCTAATAACCTCACCAATTGGAGCGCATATTTAGCAACTGGAAGCGTTGGTTCAGGAACGCGAACGGGTGGCGCTGGATCGTATTATGCGAGGCTCACCCGAGCGGGAATT